AATACTTTAGAGAAACTGATTTTCTGTTCATTGGTCAACTGTTTAGTTTTATTTCTTAATATATCAATAATATCTATTGCATTTTTCATTTCACCATTAGCATCAAACAGTTTGATACCATATTTATCTAATGACTTTTGTGCTTCATCGGTAGGTTTGCCCAGCTTAACAAATACTTGTCTAAATGCAGTACCAGCTTGTGAACCTTTAACACCAGCCTTTGCAAACTCTGCTAATATAGATAATGTATCTTCTAACGATATATTCATATCGTTAGCTACTACAGCTGCTTCTCTCATTGCCTGCGCTATTTGAGGTACAGAGGTTTGTGCTAATTGTGAAATTCTAAAGAACCTATCAGCAACCATTTCAGCATCTTTTAATTCAAGTCCAAATGCACCTATTGTATCTGCTAATTTCTCGATAGCATCGTTGATTGGTAATCCAACCGTTTTGGCTAGTTTAATAGATACTTCGGATAGTTTATTAAAGTCTTCTGATAGTGCTTCTGCGCCTGCTGAAAGGACTTGATAGAAACCTTTGTTAATCTCTGTAGCCTGTACACCCGTAGCGTTAGAAAGCTCTACAGCCTTCTTTATCATTTTCTCTTCTAATTCTAAAAACTCTTTACCTGAAACGTTTACTAATGTCAAGGTTTCTTTGATCGAATCTTCTAATTTTAATCCTGGTAAGATAACAGCAGCAGAAAATGCAGTAGCAAAACCAGCTAATGCTAGTCCGAACTTTTTAATATCAGCAACCATCGGACCTAAGTTTCTACCGATTTCTTTTACACTTTTCTTTGCAGATGTTATAGCTTTATGAAACGTTTTTACTTTATTCGTTTCAACCTGGAATCCCCATTTTGTTATTAACTCTCTAACTATTGGCATGACTTCTATCCTGTGCTATAGACTGTAATAATAGGGCATCATTGGCGTCTATTAAGTCTGTCAATGTCCACTTATTGCAAAGGTCATATAAAGTTTCTTTGCCGGTTAGCCATATGGACCAAATTATCCATTTATCTTTTAATGTTTCTGGAATTTTGACGTCTAAAGAATTGTTAAGTTTAGCTAGCTCGAATGTATCAGTTATTTCTGCTGCCCAGATTCCTCGTCTTTTTTCGGAATCTGGCTTACTATCTGATTCTTTAGACCTACGAAAAAAGGGATAAAGTTCTCCTTAACAATAAAAACAGCTATCCCTGATAATAGCTCAAGTTTTAAACCACTAAAAAAGTTATTAAAATGATAATCACCGCTCTTGTCAGTATCATCAAATATAATTGTTTTACCGTCAACCACGCAAAGACTGTTTTGTAATAACTCTTTGTACAGCTTAACTAATACCATCTTCTTAGCTAATTCAGCTAACATTTCTGCAATAGCTACTACTTCTTCTTTTTCCATTATCTTGTGGAAATTATCGCCTATTATTTCTAATATAGGTTGCCCTGTTATAAGCGCATCTTCTGCGCCCATATCAGTGATAGTAACTTCAAAAGTAGTCTGTCCAATTGTGAAGCCTTTCTTCTTTTCTTTTCTCATTAGGAGCTATTACCCCCGAAGAATAAATCGTAGTTAGGTATATATATTTCATACGTTAACTGATTGTCTGCACCTTCACCATAAGCACCATCTTTGGGGTACCCTTTGAAAGAGCAATCTATACCGCCATGTTTATCAAAACCTAATAAGTCTTCTATGAAAAACGGAAAAATGCCTATCTTAGTTGTTTCATCAGCCAATATTAAAGCAGATAATTCAGCATTAAACCTCGATGCACGTAATAGCTTAAGAAAAGCAGTACCAGACTTATCACCTATCTCTGATCTAGAATCTTCGCCTGTTGATCCCTTAGCATAGTTCCATATATCCTGATTACGTGCGATAGCTATAACGCCATCACCAGGAGCCTCACCTTTAAGTGTTAATGGTCCGATAGTTGTTATCAGTTTTGACATTGCAAACGTAGGCATCTTAATTGCTCCTTATTATACTGCTGTACCCTTGAAGACTGTACCGTTAATTTTACCTGCTAAGGCAAATTCGAAGTCATACTTATTAGCTAGCCTGTTTGTTATTTGCGCAGCACTGTAATCTTCTCGTTTGCCATATTCTAAGAAATAACCTTTTTCACCGTAGGTTACATAATCCTTAGTAGCAAACTGTACATCCATTGATTTTAAAATTCTAGCTTTAAGGACATTAGCATGTTGCAATAACCCGCCATCATCAAACGGAATACCAGGGTTAGCTAAATCTAATGATAAATCTTCTTCTTGCAATCGTGCTACAAACCAATGCTTACCAACTGTAGTATCAATATATACACCACTTGCACACATACCTCGTTTAATGAAGTTTGCACCTTTTGTTCTAGTAAACACGTTAATATTTTTACCACTAGTAGGCGCTTCCTTAGAGCCGCAGGCATTAAGCCTTTGTTGTGTAGTAAGCTTATCCGGTGTAATTCCGATTAACTGTGCAAACATCCAATTAGGATGAGTGTTGTTATCAAGATCAAACGTTAATCTTGCTCCGAACAATGCAGCAGTTATATATTCGTCATCAGCGCCGCCATCATCTATGCTATGATAAATACCGAATACATTGCTATATCCTAGTGTCTTTAATATTGCAGGAACAGTAGATGTATCATTAGCAGGAAGTGTATTAATGATATCAGTATCACTTGATCTATAACCAAGTAACCTAGTGTCATTAACTTCTGCCCATGCTGCCCATGTTTCTACTTGGTCTATGTCTTTCAATGTACTCATAAACCCGTACCAAGCGTCAGACTCTTCTAATAGTCCTGTAATGATTTCTGTATTATCATACAATTCTGCAATCGTCATATCATCAGAGTCTGTTGATACTTCAAAATAAGAAGTAGATGGAAGTCCAACTATAACGATAACGCTGTCTACTGTAAACGAAACAAATATATCAGTAGTACTTGTATTAATGTCATCAGATAATGCAGTGGCTATCTCATCAACTGTACTTGCTACGTTTAAATATTCGAATGTTTCACTGTTAATATCCAAAGAATAAAGACCAGCTACAGAAGCATCTACTGAAACCCTGCTAAAGAAACTTGAAGCTGACATTTTAGAATCAAGCTGCAAAGTTACATAGCTAGCAGAACCGTCCTTGATGACCAAGATGATACCGTTGGCTACATCATAAACAGAGCTATACCCTGTAGCGTTATCTATCTCTGTAGACAATCCAATAACTATTTCAGATAAACTTGCATAGATTGATTCGTATTCAAAGTCAACACCGTCTACTGTAGCAGTGTAAGTCTCATTTGCTAATACACTATCGATAAAGAATGCAACAGTGTTTAACTGAATATTACCAACTGCAATTAGATTAGGTTTAGGTTTCTGTAAGAAATACTTAACAGCAGATTTATACAATGGTTCGTCTGTAGTAAAACCTGCATCTAACATTCCAGTAGGACTAGAATAAAAACTAAGTAAGTCATCAATTGAGTTAGTAATACCAACTTCAAGCATAGTACCAAAACCAGCCTGACTGACGCCACTTCCACTTAATGTTATTTGAACTTCAACGATATCATTAATATCATCAGACATACTTTATCTCCTACTAAGAAACTTCTATTTCTTTTCCATTATAATTCATAGTTACGTGCTCTATGTAATGTTCTATTACATCATGCAACCTTGTGGTCGTACTTATCTGAAAGTCAATAATTCCGCTTCTTTGTGTACTACTTTCCACAACAGCTGAACTGTCCGTCAAGTCTAGCATACGCCGAATCGAAATGTCAACATATCTTTGAGATAAATTATCTATTATATTATTACTGCTACTGTATGTATAATCATTTGAAGACAGAACATTAAAAGAGTCTACCCCATTTTCTATTGTGAACTTATAAAATGTAGCTTCGGATATTAATATCGATAGATTATCTGCCACATCTTGCTTTGTGTCTGCCGCTAATGCTGTGTACTTAAATGGATTACCTTGGATCGTTACTACATATTCAAAACCTACAGCTAGCGTATCTATTGTGAATAGTGTATTCTTCTTTCTATGTAACAATGCAAGGTAGTTAGGTAATTCTTGACCTAGCTTAATCTTATCAACTATATCAGAATAGTTATCATAGAAAACCTTCATGCTTACAGTAAGATTTTTTACACCTACTATGTCCGTTTGTTCACTATCTTTTGTAGGTGGTGGTATAAACTCACCTCGACCAACTCCCGATGGGCCTGATATTATTGATAATAATATATGTTCACCGGTCGGTTTCATTGTGTTATCATTTGTATTTTCAGACGCCCATATTATTTTATAATCTGTTGCTTTCTTATAATGCACAATATAAAAAATAGCATCATAAAAGTCTTCTTTAAATTCTTCTTTATTAAACGGCATCTTGTTCAACCTGTGCTATATATACATAATGGTCAAGTATATCAGCGTCTAGTGTTGCTGTCATGGTGATTAAGTATGTTTTACTATTATAAATAATCTGGTCTGGTGGTGTGTTAGTTTCTCTATCACCTGTTACTAATTGCTCTATTGACATTATCTTTATTGTGTCTTTGTCTCTCATGCCTTCAGGCAATGTATCAAGCTTCTTACCTGTCATCGGTACTACTACGCAAAAGAAATCAACATCTGATCTTAAGATAGGTTGAGTAATGCCTCTAGTTATTACAACAGGTAATATAGCGCGTTTGACTGTTCGCGTTTTTCCGAACCTTGTTATTATTGACAGTGCGCTCATGCTTTAAAATCAATCTTGTGCGTTACTGCGTTTCTACCTGCACCTGTATCTATTAGCGGATTAGAAGAACCCTTCTGTTCTATTGTACTAGGAGCATTAGGAGGTATTCTTAATGATGTTATTTTATTTTTAACGTCACCCTCAATTTGAAGTGCTAATGTAATTAGCAAACCACTTGCAATCTGTTTCCAATCAACTATTCTATTTATTTGCTTTTCTATCAGTTCATCATATTTAATTTCGTTTTCGTCTATAGTAGATCTCATAAACGACCTTTCTGGTATTTCTTTTGTTCCTATTTCGCTCATCATCATATAAAAAGCTATACTCTTTTTAGTTATCTTATTCTTACCACCGAATATTCCAACTTCAATACTAGAACCATCCAAGTCTTCTGCTGCTTCTATTATTTTTATGTAATCATTTGTTTTTTCTATAGTAGACACATTACATCCTGTGCAGATTCAAATCTAAAGTCCTAATTGTAACATCGTTAGTAGCTGTTATGTTTCTCACAGCAAACGTTATCTTATCACCAACTGATAAGTTAACTAACTCTGTACCGCTAAATGATCCAAAATCTGCAACGCTAAACTTTCTTCTTGCTGTTGCTGCTGTTGCTATTACTGTATTAACTACAGGTGTAAAGTCGAAAACGTGTGCATTGATTTCAGAGATTCCAGATGAAGCCCATGTTCCCTTATAAACGCCTTCACCACCGGATAATACAGTTAATGTTGATCCCTGTTGCCAAAATCCCGATTGATCGCTTACGTATGCTGATGTAACTGTAAACACATCTGCCGATGGAGTAGATAGGACTTTATAAATTTCATTATAGTTAGTTGTACCATTTATGGTTATAATATCATCTGGTGCAAGACCGTGTGCTGCACCTGCAGTTACAGAGACTATTCCACCACCTACATCGGCTATAGATGAGACTGTACCAATACCACCTGAATCATATGAAAACACACTCAATAAACCTGTTACTACATTGGTTGTTATCGCTTGCCATTGATTAGTGCCACGAATAACTGTAGCATTAGTATTTTCAGCTATTTTAAATTCACCATAAGCAGTAATCCCTGTGATATTTTTCCAATATCCAGCAGCATTATCCCATTGCAATAAATCCAAGTCTTGTATATTTGTTATTTTTACATCGTTGATTTCATTTAAAATAGGATTTACTACTACACTTACAAATAGTATACCTTCATCAGAATGCGCTCTTGCTACTATTCCAATTTGAACTGTATCATTTGGTGAATCAGGGGGAGTTTGTTGAAAAGCACCTGGAACCGTATCTGATAAGTAAACAGGTGCCCCTTCAATAAGACCATTAGTATTAATGTTTCTAACAAGGCCAAAAGAAGTAGCAAACCCCTCCTGAAGATCATCAATATTTTGAGTAAGAACTGCTATTGTACCTTTGGCAATTGAATGGCTTGAAGCATCGGCAAGGTCAATCGTTACACGGTTACCCTGCGAACCATCAATATAAACAACTTGTCCATTTGTCTTGTCGCCTGTTCTATTATTTACAAGTATCCAATTTTCTTGACCTACTTGATTCTTAACACCTGCAATACCAGGAATAATATTCAGAGTCTTATCTGTTGGATCCCAGCACATCGTACCTTCAATATCTGAAACTGCTCCTGGACTTGTATTGAACTTAGCACATTCAATATTTGCTAAATCATTTTCGTCAAGATTAATGTCTTTGTCAGCCTTACCATCAGCACCAAATATATCTCCAATAGCCGCTCTTGCATCATTGTCATTATATCCATCAAAACCAGAAGATATCAATTCATCCCAATTAGCAAAGATAGAAGCATCATCGTTAGATAGCTTAAATGATAAAGATAAATCTTCCCTTAGACAGATATCACCTTGTTTGCCATCAATTAATATTTGTTCTGCTTCTGAGTTAGCTAAGAATATTCTATCATTTATAGCTGCTGGCTCTGCTCCAGGAGTAGGTACAAACGTCCCCTTACCTAAGAAATAAAATTCATTATCCCATTTTAATACTGTCATTATGCACCACCTGGAATTAGTCTATATTGAATGAGATAATGTTGAGCCATAACACTGATAGAGGTTACCTTTAATGTATCTGCAATGCTTTCTTGCGCGTACTCTTCTTCTAAATCATCAGCTTTTTGTTTTTTAATCTTGCCTAATAAGGTCGATGCAGTTCCACTACTATTCCAGGTATCTGTTATGACTTGTAGAACGCCTATCTTAACAGCGTCTGGAATATCTAACTCTACACCATCAGCATCTTCAAAAGGATTGTTACAGTATTCATCAGAGATTTGCTTCGATCCTGATATTATTAATTCTAGCTTAGTGAGTTGACCACCTGATTGCACAGGAATATTCATCCAACTTTCAGCATCAGAAACGCTAATATCTAATCTGTCTTGTATTGCAGTGGTCATTGTTTACCCTAACTAGATAATTGGTAGCACATACAAATCAATGTATGTGCTACCGTTATTTATTCAGGATTTAGTTTTAAGCTGCATCTGGATCAACAGGTGCACTATCAAATGTTACATTAACAAAAGCTTCTGGGCGACTATTTTGCATTGCAATTCGCTCTTCTGCTAAGATAGCAACCATGTTACGAGTGAAGTAATCAGCATGTTGAGTACCTACTTCAATGGTCTTCTGTTGAAGGTCATAAACCTTAGCTGCCAACTTGAATGCACCTACACCAGCTTGGCCAACTGCTACAGCAGTAGTATCAACCACCGGCAATTGCCATAACTGAGGAACACCGCCGGTATTAACATTTATCCAAATGTAATGTTCATCGGAGCCTTTTGTTAACTGGATATCAGTCCAGTCGGTCGGATGTAATACGATACCAGTAGCCATGTATTCAGCTAAACGTGTAAGGTTCATTGAGCGTCTAATAGCATCGATTTTAGTATCGCCAAACGTACCGCTAGACCATAAGTAACTTTGAGATAAAGGATCGCTAAACAAGCCTAAAAGGTTTTCACCTAAGCCATCGCCGTACAGCATTTGCTGTTCTTCTACCTGCATTAATGCGAACGATAATTCATCGTTAATCATACCAGCAAGTCTAGGCGCATCGTTTAATATTTGCTTAGCAGCAGGCAACCAAGTAGCTAATGTTTTAGCTGTGATTTCCTTTAAGACAAACTTAATGTTGGCACGGGGTTTAAGTTTCGTTTCAACAGTAGCTGTAAAGTAATTAGCTACAACTTCTGCACCATCAGGAGCTTCAGATTGCAACCCATAGTTTTTAAGCGTAACAGTGACTCCATCAGTGCTTACAGTATCAATTTCGTGGTCTTCACCGTTGACATTAAATACTAAACCAGCATAGAAACCAGCATTACCAGTGTGTGTAGTATCTAACAACAGTGTTAATGTTTTAGTACCACCAGCGTGGACACCGTCCAAGGTAGCATATAACGGTGCATACCCTGTTTGCTGCACATACTGAATAGTAGGACTTGTAGTATTTCCACTACCAAGCAAATCACGAACAACCATTTGGCGCTTAGGTGCAGTGATAATGTCAGGATCGCGGAAAGGAACAATCAACGCACCGGCACTAGTAGGATCGGATGTAACTTGTTTCCTTCGTACATTATCGAACAAGCCCTTAACTAAAACTTTGTTCGACACGAACATTTTAGCGTTACCGTTAGCGTCTAGCATGTTCTTATAGTCATCGCTATTAATAAACTGATCGCCTGCACTAGTAAAGTCTTTTACACCTGCATGTAAAAGAGGATTGTTAACTTTCTTTTCCATGTTTTCTAAGCGTTCTAGAAGTTTTTTAGTTTCTTCAAGCGAAGTTCCTTCAAGCTCTTTTATCTTAGTACTTAATTTAGCTATTAATGTACCCTGCTCAGTAGTAGCTTCACCATTAGCTTTCATGGTTTCATCTCTATCAGCAACAGCCTTAACTAATTTTTCAATAGTTTCAGCCGTCTCTTTTAATACTTTTTCAGTTTCAGTGCTCATTGTGATTGCTCCTTAACCTAGTTTATCAACTAAGCTTTTGGTTTTTTCGTTATAATCATTTAATTCGATTATGCCTATCGGCTCATCGTTCTTCAAAGTGGTTTTACCCGGCTTTGTTTTCTCAATGAGTGATTCTAACATACCATTACACTTAAATACCATATCATTTAAACTTGCAAAGTCTAACTCTTCAGTTTTTTCCTTCCAAGGTTCTAATATAGTATCATCATCAAACTGTTTACGCATTTTCTTATAATACTTAGACAAATGCTTCTTTAAATCGTTTATATCTTTTTCAGACAATTCTAATCTATTTTCATTGATTATATTAGCAGCTTCAAAGATAGCCTTTGGGATTGCTAATAATTTCTCGTTTACGATATCACCTATCTGGATTTTGTAAGCGCTTTTGTTATCGCTCGAATCAGTATTAAAATATAAGAATGCTTCAAAGTATTTCTCCTCTGGTCCTTTAACTAATACATCGGCCCATTCATCAACGTGTTTTATAGCTTCAGTAGGATCAAAATCGCTATCTCTATCAGCTAACTTTAAATCCTGGTACTTTATAACGTCTTTAGTATCAAACTGAATACTGTTTGCTTTAGTTAATATGTTTAATAACATATCTAAGATATCTGGATTTGCTTCACCTGTTTTGTGTAGTTGGTCCTTGATCGCTTTGTATCGTTTAATGCCTAATATATCTGCTGCTTCGTTGCAAGCAAATGTAACTGCACTGTATTCATGTAATTCTAATTCTGTTAAATCGTAAACATTATCTAAATCTTCTGCTTGTTTAGATTTTATCGGAGTATATCCTATTGACATTTGAGAAACTACACCATCTTTAATATATTCTATTCTATCTTTATTCTCTTGTGTATTACTAATAGTTGTAACAGTTAATAATCCTGTTGAATCTTCTTCTATATGTTTCGGAATACCAAACGGCATACGTGAATCATGCTGCCATAATACTTTAATCTTTGAAGGTCTACCATTCTTTATAGGAGCATCGAAACCTTCAGCGATTGTCTTACTAAATGCGCCTTTGATTACTCTATCATTAGCTCTATCAACATTACCAAACGTACTAGCATAAGCTGTAAGCTCTCTACCATTATTATCTAATTTAGTTTCTACATTCTTTATCGCTTTATGAAACATTTCTATTCCTTGCTATTTGTTTTTTTATTCTTTCATATAAGAAAACACTTGTCAACTATTTTTTTTATGTTATTATGTTTTTATAACTTCTTAGGGTAGGCTATGAAAATTTGGGGATTAAATATTACAACTGGTAACAATAATGATAATGTTAGTGATAAAAGAGAAGATCCTAAATGGATAAAGGAGTTTCCTACAGGTATAGGGTATGTTCCTTCTGCCGATAGTGGCAAAGCTATTGTGTCCGATTGGTCTACTGAAGATGCTGTTACTAATGGATTTAATTCAAGTACATTCGTTTATGCTTGCATTAAATCTATTATGACAAGTGCTGCTAGTGTTAAGTGGAATGTTAAGACCTTGCAAGGTGATTCATGGATAGTTAACCCAGAACATCCATTAAATAAGCTTTTATTATCTCCTAATGAGTTTCAAACATGGGCTTTACAACAAGAATTTAATGCTGCTTATTTAAACTTAGGTGGAAACGCTCTTATATATAAAGTAAGAGCAGGTGATATTATAACCAATGTGTTAGGCGAACGTGTTCAAGAACCTTTGCAATTATGGATATTTAGACCTGATAACGTTAAACCTGTATTAGATTCTACTAAATATATATCAGGTTATGAATTCACTGTAGGTGATAGTGTTGTTACATTACCTGTAAACGATGTAATCCATTTTATGTTCCCTGATCCTAATGAACCTACATGGGGAACATCGCCACTTAAAGCAGCATCTCTGCTAACTGATACCGATGTTGATAGTATTTTGTTTAATCGAAATGCAATTACTAATAAAACGTTACCTGATGGAATGTTAAGTTTTAAAAATGATATGTCTAAAAGTCAATTTGATATTGCTAAGGCAATGTTGAGAGATTCTGTATCTGGTCCTGATAATGCAGGATTGCCTATTATTATGGGTAGTGACGCAACATACGAAAACTTTACAAGTAGTATGAAAGAATTAGACTTCGTAGAAACTCAAAAATGGAGTGGTAAAAGAATTTGCTCAGTGTTTAATGTGCATCCTGCCTTAGTTGGTCTTGATGATACTAGTAACTTTAAAATGGACACTGTACGATTAACATATTGGGAAGATTTAATTATACCCTATCTTGACAGTATTAGAGATGGATATCAACACTCTTTTAATTTAGACTTTGCAGAACCTTTTCGAATCGAGTATGAGCTTACTAATATCCCTGCACTTCGAGCTGCTTTTACCGAAAAGCTAAAGCAAATGACAGCATTAAGCAATGTAGGTGTACCATTTAATCTTATTAATCAATTGTTAAATCTCAATATCGAACGATTTAATGGTGACGATATTTCTTTCATGCCGAATAGTAATGCTACTACAGAGTCTATCATTCAGGGATTAGATCCAGATAGTACAGAGCTTTAATGAGAGTTATTAAAGTAGAAGAACATCTAGTAGAAAAATACAATCTATATCAAGATATAACGTCTGAAAAAATATCTTTATTGTTAAAAGATGGATCTATAGTAAGAGAGTTGTCTTTAACACATGGTACATTGATTACAGAACTTGACATAGACTCAAAAGATATCCTTGATATAATACCAAAAGCAGACCCATATGGTAGGGACTTAGTAAGTCCTTTAGAGCGCCCTAATATAAGAAACCCTACACAGGGATTGCAGCGCACTGCTAAACCTAAAGTACCTGTAGGTTATCCATCTTATTTAAAACCTATCCCAATTAATACCAGGGACGTTGAAAAGGTATTAGTAAACGCTGTTAAGGGACCTGAAAAGAAAATACAAAGATTCTTAGTTAGTACTTGGAATGCACAAAGAGATGCTATTAAGTTTGAAGAGATACGAAACAGTATATCAACAGGGCAGATATCTCAAAAATGGATGGACGATTGGAAAGAAGACTATTCTAAGCTTATTAATAATGAGTTAGAACCTGAATGGAGAGAATTACATCGTAAGGGCATGACGATTGTTTCTGAGGAAGTAACAGCATCATTCGGAATACCCATTAAGTTTCCAGAGACAGCCGCTAGGCTCGAATCATGGGTAGCTACTAGAGGTGCTGAATTAACTGTCAATCTATCATTAGAGCAAACCAAAGCAGTTAAAAATGTCATAAAAAGGCTAGGTATCGGTGAAGGCATGGGGCCGACAGAAATGGGTAGATATTTAAGACCTATTATCGGATTAACTGAAAAAGAAGAAGGTGCAGTTGCTAAATTAAGACAACGCTTAATAGATGCAGGTAAAAGTGATAAGCACATTGAACGTCAAGTACAGAACTATTCTGCTAGGCTTAATCGAGCAAGATCATTAAGAATAGCTAGAACAGAGACAAGCTTTGCGTATAATCATGGTAGCCTTGAAGGTATTAAGCAATATCAAGAGCAAGGGTTAATCACTGATCCTATTATCAAGGTATTTAGAACAGCCGAAGATGAAAGAGTGTGCCCTTTTTGCGGTCCACTTAATAATAAATCAGTAGGTGTAGATCAAACCTTTCCTGGTTTAACTAACAGGGTACCTAATGTATTGGTACCACCTGTGCACCCTAATTGTCGATGTACTATTATCTATGTTGTACTTTCTCCTGATGGTAAGGTTAAGGCTCTGCTTGCTTTTCGGAATTATTAATATTATTCACTTGCATTATTAGCAAAATCAACAAGCTTAGTAATATCATGCTTTTCTTTAGCCTTCATATCATTCCAAGCATCTATATCGTTAATTTCAGCTTCTATAGATGTTTTTATTAACTCTATCATGTATTCAGGACTTAGAGCGTCTAATTCCCAACTACTATAACCAAATTCATCTATATATTTTTGTGCCCTTGTATCTGATAGCTTAGTAGGATTTTCAGGCAATGAAAACTCGTTAACTTGATCCATATTCAATGCTAAGGGTATAACTTTAAAGTTTCTATACTTATCAAAGTTATAATCCTCACCGCTAATCCTAGATAAAAATTCTGTCATCCTATTACGAATATCCTCTACCATATGCAATCCACTAGGATCATGATCGCCTAGATAAAAGATGGTTACATCTTCGCAGTTTTGTAAGTGCTCCTTTATCCTCATTGCATTATTATACATTGTAGAAGCAGAACAATAGCCTTTATTAACGCATACAGGTACGTGTAAGCCTTCAACTGCCTTCAAACAGATATTAGATAGTGCTTCTTTTTCTACCCATATTTCAGGTCTAAAGGATTGCCCTTTCCAATAATCTAATTCATACCAGTATTTAGTATATGATAAAAATTCATCAAGATTATTAAACTCATTCGGTATAATTGGTTTTCTTGTTCTGTCTTCTATGCTATCCCAATCAATGTACCCATTATATCTAGCTTTAGTTACTAATACAGACAATCTATGATATTCTTTATCTGTATTTGCAATTATGTTACGAGATACAAGCTGATAATATAGCTGTCTTAATGTTAAAGTTATTTCTAATTTATCATAGCTGCTTATAATATCAGTAATCAGGCTTACTAACTGCAAGGTTGAATTTCTGATATTATTTTTTCTGAATGCTATTCTTGGCATTATAATACCTCCTACATCAACCCATTAATAAGCTCTGTTCCATCATACATACCTACACTGTCAACCTTGCTAGTTGAATAATCATAAGCTAACTGTTTAGCAGCGAACGATGCACTGCTATCGTTTGCAAATGAGTCTGTCATTGTTTCTGAATCAGGTGAGTATTGAAACCCCCCTTGGCATTCAGATACTTTTTGTCCGTCGCATGATACGAACCATTGATAATTGGCATTGTATTCTATTGTGTAGAGTTTCATTGTGCTTTTCTCCTTGGGTTAGTGCATTGCATTAATGTTTAGATAACTTTTTACAAGCAAAGTTATAACCAATCTGAATAATACGAGACTGATTATAGTTTGGCATTATGTCTTGTGTAAATGTCATCATTACCATTTCAAATGATGCCATTAATACAGCATATACTTTGGGTTCTGTTTCGCCAATCAAAGCTTCAGATATTGTATTCCAAAGTTCACTGCTAATTTCGCTTAATGGAACTCTTTTTACTGCCATTATACCCACTCCTTATATTATGCTAACGTTTCACTCGGATCGCCGATTGGTGAACATTCACTAAGTTCACCTATGACATATTTTAGAGCGTCTAATCTTCCTTCTAAATATTCATTTCTTGGCAGATTAGGTATCTTTTCATTTTCACTTTTTAGGTTTACGCAAATTTTTAGCTGTTGTTTAAATTCTATAAGCAAATTAATGAGTGGTTTTTGTTTAGGAACCTTATACCCTGGTTTGATTGTATTCGGCTGTACTGTTTTTAGTGCGTCGTTCATTGTATTACCTCTTGACGTATGTGATTAGGATTACGTTACAGAAATCAAATAAGCCATCACCAATGCAAAATGAGTAATGGTCTGTGTCAACTGCATGTACTTGTGATGCAACTCCTATGAATTGTTTGTACTTTCTAAGCAAATTATCTGTATCTTCGTTATTCAAATCAAACGCCTCAAGAATAAATCCATACTTAAAGTGAATTTGTACATCATACATCGTTTAACCCCTTCTTTGTAAAAATAAGACCCTGTATGCCCAACATCTTACAAAGTCCTTACAAATTTGTCAACACTTTTTTTTATTTTTTTTAAACCCTTTAGAATCATGGAGTTTTAAGGCTATATAGATGTAACTGAATGTAGGCCGAAATGTAGGGAGCAAGGTCGAGTGTGGGCTTACATTTCCTACATATATTTTTTTATTTTTATGTTGGTCAAAACGAGCCGAAAAAAATCTTCAACTATATCAAGTACTTATGACGATTTTTAAGTTATTTTGAGATACTTTGGTGCATAATTTCCACAAGAGAGCAGAGCAACAACAGGTGGTTACTCGAAGATACCTCCAACTTAATATTTTATGCAGTCCAGATAAGACTTGTAAGCCCACACTTGACCTTGCTCCCTACATTCTAACCCTGCTTATATACTAGGTTTTTGTAGGTTGTAAGGTTGTAAGTTGAAAAATGGAAGTTAAAAAGTTTTTTGAAAAAAACCTCTTATACTACAGTTGGTCGTACAAGTTTGTCTTGTGGATCTCCTTATTCAAGTTATTTTGAGAGTTAATCGATTCGCCTCATATCGCCCTAAACCGATCCGATGATTCAATCATCCTAGCTATCGTCTTATAGGGCGATATCGTCACAGCGGTCATCGTTGTTGATTTGGCATGGTATAGAAAAGGAAACGCCCCTAGGTAATGGAGGTAACCTAGGGGCGAACAAAAAGAAGAAAGTAAGTGGCCGAACAGGTTTTATCATCTCACATTGCCCCCTGTTTGTCAATCTAAAAGTTATTTTCTCTGTAAAAACGAAGGGTTATGCTTTATTTAATCTTTTAGGTTAATTAATGAGCAAAATTAACAAAAGATTAAAAGAATATTTTTAAATGCAAAATTAACTGAATAATTACAACACCTTACAATTTATTTAAAATAAAATAAAAAAAAGTGTTGACAAGTTTAATCGGTTCTGATAAATTACTGATTATGGAAACAGGGAACAACACAGCAACAGAAGGAGAATACAGGATGAATACATTTATTACACTAAAAACTGCTCTTTTGAATCACGCATCAGATACAATGGAAACAATGTGTGGTGTATGCAGTCGATGGAATGAATCAGGATCATGGTTTGCTTCTGAAGTAGAACGTTTAGGCTTTGCTAACGATCCTGTAATAGAAAACGACGGTCAAATCATCAGCGCATCAGGTAATTGCTTATTTATCATCGAAGAAATCTAAAAACACTTACCACCTGCACAGAATAAGTGCAGGTGGTAGAAAGGGCGCACCTTGAAAAGAGATATAATAAGCGTAGCTCTTGAGATGGATAAAGATGGAAATACTACAAAAGGAAAAGTAGAGGGCTTAATTTCTAACCAGGGATTTTATGCAGTTAATAGACCATATAGCAAAGATTCTATAAGAGGTACTCTAAGAAAGGGTTTTTATGTAACTCATTTAAAATCTGGGTTAGCTGTATCACATCTATTTAACAGCGAAAAGATAGCTAAAGGGGTACTAGATAAGCTCGACCAAATAAGCTTAGAAGAAGACGATGGGAACAAAGACTGTGATAAGATCGGATATTCAAACAGCCTAGCTATAAAAATGCTCAAAACGTTGACAGCTTATTATGATGAAATCGGGTTCTGGGATGGTCTTAAAGATGTTCAGGAGAAATATAAAGAGAAGTTTTAACCTAGCAATTTCAGCACCTTACACTTTATTTAAAATAAAATAAAAAAAAGTGTTGACAAGCTCAAAGAACCGTGATAAATTATAAAACATGATGAAGGAAACGAACAACACACAAAGAGGAGCAAGCGAAATGAATATGAATAATCCGAATGTAAGTTACGATGGACAGTATTTTAAAATCAATATTTGTTACATTGTTCCAGAAACACTTTGCGACGCTGGTTATGATTATATTGAAACAAATATATACCATCATGAGCATATGGTATATATTGATCAATATTTTTTATCTATAAAGGAAGGTGAAACATACAATACAAGCAAAACTGTAGAATCATTTATTAAGCTTAACTGATTAACCCCTTAGCCTTACCCTTGCAAACCAGGGGCTTTGCTAAGTGATTAATGAACGATGAAAAGGGGTACATTATGGAACAGGATAAAGGTATCAAAAAAGCTATCTGTCCTAAATGCGCTAACATTGTTTACTATAATTATTATCTTGATAGTGGATTGCCTGTTAAAAAAGCGCAGTGTTTAAATTATCATTGCAAAAATGAATGGGAGGTATCTTAAAATGCCAACCTATAAATACAAGCTAACCTCAATGAACAATTCATCAACAAAATTCGGGCCTTGTGACGTGTGCAATAAGCACGCTATGGAGGTATTTAGGCAAAGTAAATCAGAGAAACATAAAAGTGAATTTCATGGCAGTACGTTTTGGACTTTTATTAGTGATTTATTTGGGCATGAAGAATGCTTGAAAAGGGGAAGGGTATAATGAAAAAGATAACCACGGATAAAGCATACAGCTTGGAATCTCTTCTAAAACAGCTTGATCTTGATAGATATTATCTAAAAATGAGTTTTGGCACTGACAATTTTGGTGATGGACTTAGAATAGCACAGGCAACCATAGTGGGCGCTACTTATAAGCTTGCAAAGAAGAATAGATGCACTAATAAAGTAGCAAGCAGTCTTGCATTAAATGCACTAAATGATACCTTGTAAAATGAAGGAACATAATAATGAGTGAACACCTAAGACAAAGAATAAGACAAAGAGTAGGCGTAAAAGATGAAGATAAGTTTATCAGCAATATAATATCTATGATATTAGAAAATAATGAAGTTCTATTCTTAGAGCAAGCAAGTTGGAATAGATCATGGTGGTTGCTTAAATATGAAAGCAGACTATATAGAGTTCTGTTCGAAAACGGTAGTAACGAGCTGATAACCATAATGAGAGTTAAGACAAGGGGCGAATGGAGAAGAAACATAGATACTAAGTTGAATGCTAATAAAGAGATGAAAGAATTCTTTTATAAGGGCGGTATAAAAGAAAAGGATTAACCAATCATAATCTGTCCGAATTCTTTCAACTCCTCAATCTTTAATATAGCTTGAGTGAAAGCATCAACATCATCATCATGCTTCTTATTAGGAAAACCGCATACCTGATCTAAGAATTCATTAACCCAATCACAACCCGTAGTTTTTCTACCACTGCCGGTTATATATTCGCTTTCTATTGAATCAGGTATATACACATTGCTACTTTGAACATGCGGCTGTGTAGCTATAGCCTGTACCATCTTACCTTGCGGTTTCCAGGGTACTAGACCGCTCATTATTCGAGTTAATGCTGATATAACAGCCGGACCATTAGCCTTATTTTCTATCAAGTTCATACTAGCCTTAGTATGCTTCATGTTAAAATCTTTTACAATATGAAGTGTTTGTGCAAAGTCTATTACTAAGTTAACCCTGTCTATTAAATACTTATCAGCGCCTTTATAACCCCAGTATTGACCTACTACGCTATCAGTGGCGCTCATATCAGTTTGATTACCGAAGTTCATATCCCAACTGATAAATGTAAAATCGAATTCAGGTAATCGTAACCACCTTTGGAACTTATCACGCTTAAATATGTTACCATCTAATGATGTAGGCTCTTGTTGGCTCATCGATACCCAGACTATCGAACCATCGTCACGCTTATCCACACGGGCTTGACTATGCAAATCAGGACATAGACATTCACCTACCTTGCGCCCTAATATATCGTTCTCTTCTGCTTTCTCCTTGATCTTAATAACTGTCCAATCATCGCTATTTTCTTTTATTAAATACTCGCAATAATCCTTTTCACTCCATCTAGTGCAGATTACTATTATCGAGCCACCCTTACGACAACGTTTCTCAAGCGTCCCTTCGTGGAACAACTTATTATTTTCGCTATAGGTATCTGATAATGCCTCTTGCATACCTTTTAACGGATCATCGACTATAGTTAGGTTACTACCAATACCAGAAATAGCACCACCCATACCAGTTGAACGAAAACCACCACTATCTATTAATATTCCTTTTTCATTAGGTATTGCAGTACGCCAATCTGAAGACGATCTATTATCTCTGCTAATTGTTAAATTAATAAGATCATTATTAATAGCCTCATCTCTAGCTTGTGCGCTGAATCGTCTACTTAATGTGCTTTCATAAGATGTATGTACTATTTGGTGCTCTGGGAAGTGCTCAAGGTACCATAAAGTAAAGCCTACTGAGAAAGTATAGCTCTTGCCATACTGTGCAGGCATATTGATGATGATCCTTGCACCACCTTCTAATACTTTCTGACCTACATAATCTAATGGACCTACTAAGTGCTTGTAGGGCTTCCATCGACCACCGAAGATTTTATATATGTATGTTGATGGGGTTGCGCGCCATGATTCAGAGGATATTGTTTTTTTGTATATCATGTTACTTTATAAAACATCTAATTGCTTAATAGGACGCCTTACTGATTCAATACTAATACCAGATTTAAATGAAAGAACAATACCAGCAGCTTCATGGTAATTTTCAACAAAAATTATTCCATCTTTTGGCATAGTGTCATTTAACACTGTTTTATTTTCCTTAACCATTATTATAGGTATTCCTAATCTTCCGCATGCTCTATGGGGTTCACCGAAACAACCATATGGTGATATTAAGAACTTTACATCATGTGCGCACATTATGCCACCAATTTTAGGTGCCTTGTGAAGCCCTTTTAGAACACAATGTAAAAAACAATTAGATATCGCTTCAGGAGCTATTCTAGGATCTACTGTATCATTAAAAAAGTATAACTCTTTGTCATCAATATTAATACTTTCAATAGGCGCATGTGCTACTGGCTTATCTAGTCTGCTTGTAATCATTTTAGATACAATTGCTTCTATACCTCCCCATGGGTTGATACCTCCGTTTCTGAAATAATTTAGAGCTACATTTCTATCAACAGTTATTGGAGTATGAATAGCAAGTGCATCGAATTCATATTTATTAACTTGTTCAATTAATGAATCTACACCACTAACATTACCTGTAGCTATGTTTTCTATATTAGCATTCATTACTAAGGGTGTTTTAAGTTCTAATACAGAAACCTCAATTCCTATTGTTGAACGTGCAGCATTGACAGCATTGACAGTATCACTTGTCAACGGACCATTTGCTACTACTAATATTTTATTTTGATATGATTCTTTTAGATTGATTTCTAGCTTTAAGAATCTATCTATCATAGATCCCTCAACATATAGCATGTTATCTGCCATTTCGTTGATATCCGAAGCATTGACAACGTTAGGGTTTACTATTAGCTTAGAACATGCAGATGATATAAGTTTCGCAGAAGGGCTAGCATCTCCTGCATGTCCACCTATTTCAGAACCTATACCAGTTGGTATAATAAAGATTCCTAACATTTAAACCCTTTCAACTATAGTTGATTTACAACTACTAGAGTTGAACCATTTACATGTTAATTTCTCTGCTAATTTAGCATCGAAGTCTTTACATGAAAAAATATTAATATAAGCAGCATTCATTAATTCAAGAGTATGTATTACAATAGAGCTTGTTAATATAAACTGAACAGCAGATGTGCCCTTCGTATGTGCTGATGTTTGCTGTTCTTCTACTGGTACACCTATATCATCCCAAAAATATCTTTCACACTGAACCATCTTAATTTCTTTACATATCTTTTTAAAATATTCATCAAGACTTTTGCGATTAAATTTTGTGATATCACAATCATGTAAGTCTAGTATTAATTCTTTTCCATAATTTCCGTTAATCATTTATTATCCTTTCACATACACCGAACGTTGCACCGTTTTTAAGGTTTCTTAGTATCAATACTACATTCTCCAATCACGGCTAGGAGTGTGATCTACGATACATGTATAGAACAATAACCTAGGATGTATCCCAACAGGTAATAAGTCTCTTAATGTTTGCAATATATTGTACCTAATGTATTCTTCGTATTGAGTTACGTATATTATAAATTTAGTATCTCTGCTTGGATCAAAAGGAGAAACTATTTTTACATCATGTATCTCTTTATGTTTAATTAATAGCTCTTCTCTAATAGCTGATTTTCCTGCATATACTACTTGTTCCATAACCTAACAATCTCCTTCTCATCTTTCCCTGATATCTGTTTACCGCAAACAGTACACCGAACAGTGTACAATGAATCGGCGCTCATAGATACAATAGGTTTAAATCCGCAATGCACCTTAAGCTTCTTAGCTAATGCTATGCTATTCAGAAAGAAGTCCTGTGTATCTTGAGGATGGAATGGTTTTCTTTTTGTTTTTGATGATAGGTCCATGTTATTTCCTCTTAATATCTTTTTGAATCCATTGACGTTTACATATATAACATTCTTCAAGATGAAACATTATATTTTCTTTAAAGTCTGTGAAGTTTGCTACATAGTTATGTTGTATAAAGCACGAGGGGCACTGAGTAGTTCTATTTTCCTTCGTAGCACTAACATCAAAGCTCTTGTTGCTGTGTTTAGGTTTCATTTAAAATCTCCATTACCTCATTATAGTCTTTTATTATCTCTTCATCGCTTCTTTCTGGAACATCAAGATTAATATCAACTTCAATCACAATCATACTCTTAATGAACTTATCAAATAGCTCTTGGGCTTTTGATTGGAGTTCTTTGATGCTGTTGCTACTAACGGTATCACCAGCCCACCTATGACCAGGTAGATTCGAAGATAAGAAATGCGATTTATTATTAAGATTAAGAATAGGTTTATCAATAGTAAAAAATAAATAATCACCAATGTATCCATATATACCATCGCAACATTCAATTACCGATGTTCTCCATTCTACCTTCACAACACTATAACCACTCACATCTTCCTCCTTCTTAAAGCAAGCCTAACTACATACAGTGTGGGTTGTATGTAGTTAAGCTAAATTCAAGTGCGGCGCATTGTGTAACCTCCTTTACCAATCATTTTCATCGTCACGACGTTTAATTTCACGTCTAATCTGTTTCAATAAATAACGCTTACTGTCTGAATTAGGATCATCATCTTGTTCATCATAAGTCTTATGACAAAGATAGAATAGCTCATTACGATCATAATATGTAAGGCTATCTTTTTGCTTACTTATATCAGATAGAACTACTTCTTGTTGCTGTTCATTAACCTCAGACAGTTCAACAAAGAAATCACAAATACTATGACCGTAAAAGTTTTCGTAGGGTTCGCCAAATCTTACTGTTTTCCATTTAACATCTAATTTAAATGGCTCACCTATGGTAGAAACAAATACTTCACCCTCTTCAGCTCCATGGTGCCCGGTATAGACTTTCACAATGTACCTCCTTTTGATTCTGAAAATAAGCCGTAACTATATGTGTTTCATACAATCAGGCTTATTCCAAGAATGGATCAACAAAAGTTAAAAGTATTCATAATCTATATCTCAGCTATTCTCTTTAGGTTGCGCCATGGGTGAACCGGTAATCCATTTAGCAGACAACGTTCAACCTAAAGGCTATATCAGACCCGACTATACATATACCCGCCCTACTCATGAGAAATTAAAACTAAGTCTCTTTAACTCTACCGCTCTAACCATTTACAATGAACCATGAATTGAACCCCAACTATACCCGATCCAAAAACATTTGTCAACACTTTTTTTAAAAAATATGTTGGCCTAATTATTGCAATGGTCGCACTTGGTTGATATCTCTTCTGTTGTTTCTGATTCAAAGCCTTCTGATACGCTGTTTATGGATGCTTTCTTAATTGTTCTAATTACTCTGTTTTGATTGCAAACTTTACATAAACAATCTAATAGGTACCTTTCTGTTGTTTCTTCTGTGTTTATTAATATCTCTTCTACTGAATGACTAACGCCTACAGATGTATTTAATAACTCCTTGACGTATTTGCTTGAATATGACTTGCTTAGTAAAATCATAATAACTTACTATCCCTTTCATGTGCATGTAACGTTCCTCGAAAAGTGATAAACGACCATAGCTTAGATAGGTATGAACGGTTGGTATTAACTATATGTAGTTTATAAAACTTGCATTGAAGGTTATTATTAAAATGTACTGCATATGAAGCAGTTATAAAAACACCTAAATGATTGTTATATGTTCCAGAGTTACCCTTACTTACACACTCAACACTGTGGTTTATATACTCACAAGTCTCACACCCTGGATTATTAACATCGCACAATGCAATATCGTTTTCTGTGTTGCCTTTGGTTAGTGTCATACTTCTATTTCTCCCTTTATTATAACAGCTATTGTTGTACCTCTAACAGTGCCTCTAAAGTACTCAACTATGACAAAGATTCTACAATCATAACATTCTATCGAGTATCTAACACTATGCTTTAAATCCTGTTTAGCTAGTACCTTTGTATTATACCCATTGCACTTTGGGCATTGAATAGGGTTAGGCATGGATTTTTATCAACATAATAGTAAAAAACATTGAAGCAGTTATTAACATAATAACCCTATATGCCACCATTGGTGTGCATAGGAAGTTTTTTAATCTGGTTAAAAGACTTACTATACGTTTTCTAATAACAACTTTTAAGGCTATATGTATTAGTCCTTTACTCATTAGCTACTCCCATCGATATTGCTTTTACCTTTTCGGCTTAAATACGTCTTTAAAAACGAAAACTATTAAATCGGAAACAATTAAAATAACAACCAAGCCTAGAATAAACGATAGGCTTAAATTCTGCCCGAGTAATCCGTAAGAAAATGCAACAAGTAAGGAAATAAATAATAATTTATAAAGAATAAACCTGAATCCACTTTTAGCCATTTTTATTATTTTAACAGCTTTTAAACCTATATCACCATTGAATGATATTATATCTTCAGGTGTTAAGAGTATTTCAAACTTATGAAAACAATCTAAGCATAATACTTTGTAATAGGGTCTAAGTACATTATCTATAACTGTTGACCTTGTATTAGTGCTATCGCAACTGTCGCATTGATTTTTGTTCATTATTCACTCCCATTTTCCCCTTAAACCAGTAAAACGATTACATACTGGGACTTGACCAGTAAAACGTTTACGGTTAATCGTTACGGTTGAACGCCTATTTTCCAAAACAAGCAAATACAAAAAACTATCCTTATAACTAACCATAAAACACCAGTAGTTAGTAATTGTTCGGGCGTTCTCTCCAGACCTTTTCCAATGGCTCCAAGGAATATACCACAACAGCTTTAAAACATCCCAAAGCATAGCCATACTGTGATAAGAATTTTGATTTGATCCAGAGTCATTACGTTAAGCATTGTTCGTTCCTTTATAAATTGTGAACCCCGATCATAAACTAAATTAAAACATTTGTCAACACTTTTTTTAAAAAATATGTTGGCGTGAATGTTGCATAGTGGTTAGTGTCCGTTTGTATCCATCCAATAATCACAGTGTCTACACCTACATTTTAAATCGGTATAGTCTGTAACGTGGCTCATATCATAAGTACTAACCATACAACACTTAATACATTTAATATCAAGTAGCCTATATCCTGGTACCACTTTATCCCTTGGCACTACTCTTGTTATAAACACGCCTGTATTATTTTTTTGATTCATCGCCACCACCCTCTAACAGCTTAACATTAAAAGTGTCTTCTTCATACGCTGGATCATCTTTAATACCACTCGTTAACTTAGCTAAATACTCTAAACATTGCAACCCCTTTTCATCTGACATTATAACTTGCAAATCCTTGGTATTAGCAAAAGCAACTAAACTTGTCTGCGTTACATTGCTCCTTACTTTACTGATCTCTGTTTCAGCGCCAAATGATAGCCGTTCAAGTTTAGCCATCTTTTCATAACCCGAAGTCATGCGCTCTATCAATCTAAACACTTCTTCAATTTTCATTGTATTGGTAAAGCGCATTCTCATTGCTTCGCTAAACGCTGGATTATTCTCTATTTCTTTAAGTATTATTTCGACAGGTTTCATTAATAGTTTCTGCAACTTACCTGAATTCCTTGCATGTCTAGCTTCAACCATCTTTATAGCTATTAGTTTGTTCTTATCCCTGATATCTTGAAAGTGAACATCATGCTCAATAACTCTTTCAACCCAATTGAATTTCTTTGCAAAATGAGAGATATTACCATGAGATTTATTCATTGCTTTAGCAACTACACCTGTCTGTCTAGGCCCCTCTTCTGGCTTTTGGTTCAAGTATTGCAGGAAATACGAAAAAGCAATCTCTGATTCTTCGTTAAGTCTATCCCAGGGTTTTCGTTGACTTTCTTCTATTGGTTGTTTCATATCGAAACTCTCTTAAATAATTGTTGGACACTTTTAGGGGCATTTAGTGAATTACTGCACACAATTACTGCACACTTCTGCTAATTACTGTACACTGTTCGGCAATTGTTGTACACAATTACTGTACACTTTGTACTACTTTGTAGTACGTTTCTTTCCTTTATTGTACAAGTCGGTGAAATATTTACCGCCATTTACTATTTTTTTATAAACATTAAGTTTAGCTAATTTAATGGATGTAAGTTCTTTTTGCATTACTATGTATTTTTCTATTAGAATATTTTTGCAGTTCATTTATTCAATTTCTCTCTAATCTTCTTAATAATAAACAGCACACTAGGAATAGTAAGTACTGCACCAGGGATTAAAACAAGTGGTTCGTTGTATGTTAAATATATGTATATAGAAAAAGGTAGTGCAACTACAAGCGCTGCAATAAGGGCACTTACACCTGTATAGAATACAGCAACTATAAGTGCAAAAGGTGAAAATAGTATACAGTCACATATGAAATCGAGACACTTATCTAAAAATTTAATGTAGTCTATTAGAACTTTCTTCATTTCCATATCCCTTTCATTCTAAAACGTTTTATATCATACCACGCTTTCAGAGTTCTCAGAACTTTGTGCGTTACGATTTTGTAGATATCGCCCCATGGGTGGTCCGGGTTTGTGGATTCTATGTATTCGAATTCTACTAAATTTATTTTTACATCCATTACACCTCTGTGTATAAATGGCGGTTTTAATGATAGTCCTATCAACATTAAAGTTGAATTGTTTTCAAATATGTTTTGTGCTGTTGCATAATCAGAATATGCAATGTATCCATGTATTCCAAGTTCTTTCATTCCTTATCATTCCTATCAATAACATATAAATTAACAACACTCTTAGCTGTTTCAATATCTCCAAGCTTAAATGGTTTACCAAAGCCAACCTTAGACACTGATCCATTAGCAATGCTTTTTGTTATTGAATCATTAATATTTTTCGAAATTCTTTTTCTGTTTAATAGCCACCAAAAGTGATAATATATCTTAAAGTATATTCGCTCAAAGAAATTAAGACTATTACACCCTGATTTATCTTTAAAGTATTTAACAGCTCTTTCGTATATGTCGTTTCTGTGTTCATACTTCATTTCGTTATCTTGCTCCTATAACTCCCTTTAGTCTTCGTTGTACGCATATCATCAAGAATGGCTTGTCTTAACTTTTCAATATTATTAGTGCCATAACGTTCTTCTCTAAATAGTCTAAAGTCTCTAGCACCATTGATAATACAATCCCCTAGGTCGAAATTGAATACATCGCACAATGCTACAAGGCACCAAAAAGATTGACCTATGGCTGATTCAACTTCGTTACGCCAACATTTAGATTCATCTACCGATTTGTTTTCTACTTTTAATGCAGTAATAATTTCAAAAACATTACCTGCAAATATCTGTCTCCATTTAGCTTTATCTCTGCCTGCTGAATTATTCCTAAGATGTTTTTTGATCCATCCTTTTAGCTCAGGAAAAATGATGCCTACTAATTTGATAGCGTCATCGTCTTCTGATGGGATTGTGCTTCTTTGGTCTGATTGGTAGTTGTTTAGTGGATTTATATTACCACCCTTATCAACGTAGTCCTTCATATCTTTGCGCCATTTTTCTATCGTTTGTTTAGGTTTCATGCTAAATCCTTATGGATAAAAAGTTTCTCTACACTATTTTTGCTACATCCACTTTTCCCATTTGCAGATAATGATGATTTAACTTCTTTTCCCCAAATAGATACAAAATCATCAGGTGCGTTATATTCACTCACAAAAACGCTTACACCCTGGAAAGTATAATATCTAGCCCATTCCCAAAAATCTACATGGTTAAAGTCATCTTTGTATTTTGTTGTATTTTTATATGGTATATCACAATATATTATGCTGTTCAATGGTATTTTCATATCATTATAAGACTCATTTGAAAAAATAACACCTTGCATCTTTTTTATTTGTTTTGAAACATTATTAATAGCCTCTTTTTGGTAGTCCCTGATTGTTCCTATTTTAGTTTTAGTTTTTCCTGCAAAACCTCCAAACCATTTACCGGAATAGCTACAATTAAAACCGCACCATCCTATAACAGAAGGTAAATATTCATTTTTATTATTTTTAATATCATAATATTTTTCTTTTGTAATTTCAAATGGTATCCATCCTTCTATTAAAGCTTCCCACATAGCTATTAAGTATGGATTTATATCATTAGCTATTCGCTTACCGCTTACTTCGCAAATTGTGTTCATACCTCCGGCAAAAGGTTCTATATAAATTTGTTTTCCCCGTCTGCCTTTTAGTATTATCGGTAAAATATATTTTGCTATTCTAGCTTTACTACCCATGTATTTCATAATGCTACCCCTTCTTTCCAAAAAACACTTTCCTTAAACCTCTTAATAGGTATCTTGAAGTGTTGCTCTTTTCTCCAACTAGACTTTACTTTCTTTGTACCTTGTAATTCATTAAGTACCTTAGTAATAGTTCTAAGGCTAAAGAACATAAATTCAGAATGAGCTAGGCAAGTCTTAACAAAGTCTTTTGTTCTTACATTATCGAATGTTCCTGTAGGATGAATAACAAAAACATAGTCTATAAGATATCTTTGCACTTTCATCTTTTCATGCTGATCTAATTTTATAGATATACCATTCCTAAACATTGCACTTTTGACTTCTAGAAAGCTTTTAGTATTCGTCTGAATATCAGGACGGATCGTTCCTACTTTCTTTTTGCACAATTTAGCTAGATTGTTTCTACTTCGTAGCTTTTCTAGTACAGCTAATTCGGTAGCTAATCCGAGCCTTGTGCATAGTTCACCGCTAGTGCAGTTTTTGCCTAGCTTGACTGAATGCTTCAGTGTGTATAGGTTAGATTTTTTCATTATATTCTACCTCTTTAAAGACTCCGTTCACTTTTATATTTCCTGAGATATATGCTGTTTCAGATATAAAAGTAAATACAGTGTGCATATCAGTTTCATAGAATATATACAATAGCCCTTTTGTTTTACACTCACTTAATATATCTTCGTCATTTTTACCTGTAACTGTGAATGGTCCGCAAGGCTTCCTTGTTAATACGTAGTCAAGTAGTTTATCAAAATGAGTACTGTCTTTAAGTACTGTAAAGTCTGCTTCATATTTCATGCGTCAAACTCCATTTGTTTTTTGTTATATTCGGATTTAGCAGCTTCCTTCTTACTTTCAATAATACTTTTCATTTGATTAGTAATAATATCAAGATGCTCTTGTAGTTCAACTTCGTTCATTGTATCAATCGACATTGCATCAGGAATAAAGAACGGCATACAGTTGTCAAGCTCTTTATATAGCATATCCTTAGTATACAACATAAAAGAAGTTAAGTCTCGATTAGTAAGAGAAGAATTATACTGAAAAACAATAATATTCCTATCATTAACCTTGCTAAGATTAACCTTACCAGCTTTGATTAGATCCTTGAGCATTGTGTGAGAATCTTTTAGCAGCATAGATGTGTGTGTGAAGATGTCTATTACTGTTTGGTTGAATTTGGAGTTGTCCTCTACTGGTTTAATGCCTACTCTTCCTAAAAAGCTTGTCTTAAAATCATACAATATAGCCAAATAATCATTCATTTTCATAAGATAATTTTGTCCAAGACTTTTATTCATAAATCCTGTTCCTGTTTCGGCTGTTCCAAAGTCAATTTCAAAAGCAATATTTAAATCATCTACTGTGAACAAATATTTATCACTATCTTCTATTTGTACTATATCTATCCTAGAGCTAATATTGCCTGATCCTTTGAAGATAGTTAAATTCTCATAATATGTCTGTATTATATTCCTTTTCATTTTCCTTCTCCTTCTACAAAGATTATAGCTTTACAATCACAGTTTGCTTTCATAAGGTCTATGGTGTATTGTAGTTTGTTCATATTTTTTTCTAATGTGTGATATTTAGATTCATTTTGATAATCGCTAACTAAAGATCCAACCATAAACATAAGAAAAAGAAAGAACCAAGTTAATAAAAAGTTTCTCATTTCCCTAACCTCGCTTTCACCATTTCAAGTTGATAATCGTAAATATGAGCACCTTCAGAATAAGCAATTAACTTACCTGTTTTATATCCTGTCATCTCTGCTACATATTCATTAAGAAGCTGTAAACCTCCAAGGTTGACAGGCATACCAGCCCATAAATCCCATGATCTAAAGTGACAGAATAGGTGTTGAATGCTGTCTATTACGCGCCATTGTAAGTGGCGTAGGCATGGCGGGTGGTCTGATTTGTCAACGTCTAATGTATTAGTTCCGTTATCCACCCAAGTCCAAATTAACCCACCGATATCAATATAAGCATGATTAGTATGAGGTCTTACCTTAATCATTGCAGCTATCCGATCGACTTCAGGACCAATAAAACTCCCATAGGTATAAGTTTCATTTTTACTGACATCAGTACCAAGTATATACTCGTGAAAGTATTTCTCTATCATTTCATCGGTAGCAGGGGGAGTTACACTAGGATTACTAATACTAGGCGCTAGAGGTCGCTCTTGTGGAAACTCGACAACCAAGGATAAAGAATTAAATTCTATCCTGCTATTAGTTCCTTCGAAGCTACCTTTTTGTATTTTATATTCATGGAATCGTCGTTTGTCATTAAGATTATGATTAGCTAAAAGTCTTCTTAGTACTTCGTAGTGAAGTTCATCGAGCGTTTTGACTTCGATACTTGTGTGAAAACCTGTGTTGGAACCTGTTGAACCCATTATTACATCTCAATTTCGCGTTGATAATCAAGTGCGCATTGATAACAGATAGTTGATTTAACATCATGATGATTGATATATAGTTCATGTCCACAAGAGAGCGCCACGAAGCGGTTATCCAGGTTTTTTGTTCGCTGATTCGGTGTATATTTCTTACCTCGAAGCTGTTCTGCTCTTACCATGTTATCCATAATAGGATCGAAGGTTATCTGCTTGTAGAAATTCTTTAACGGTATATCACTATTGACCTTAGGCGGTTTTGCTTGCCCTGGTCGTTTGTAGTGTTTATTCATGATCGATAATCTTTTCTATATTTTCAATTAGCAAATCTTTATTACTATCTATATTTACAAAATGGAATACACCTATATGATTTTTAATTTCACGCAGTTTAATAATAGCTTTCTCTCCTTCAGCTATTCTATCAAATCGGTCATCATCATACTTTATTTCTTTCATCATTCTCCCCCTTGTTCAAGTCTCTCATTCATTTCATCAGACACGGATAATACACATTCAATACAAAGCACAGTAAACTGAATAGTTTCAAGACAGCTATAACAAACAAGCTCCCCGCAACCATCACAAACCTGCATCTTGTACCTTGGAAATTCTTTATCACAGCTTGTGCAGTTTACTATGTTATCTTTCATTATTCCGCCTGTATGTGAGTTATAATATCTACAACTTCTTCCTTACTACGAACAATATAAGCTAATCCATTTGCTTTGCCAATTTTTGTTATTTCTATTGACTGGTGCATAGACAGTTTGCCTTTTTCTGTCTTAATTTCAAAAGCAAGAAAGTACGCATGATAGCAGCACAGTATATCCGGTATCCCTTTACGCCCCATAGCTCTAGGCGCAGCTACTACCTTTGTAAACCAAAGGTTGGGCACTGTTTTAAGATACCTTATGATGGAGTCCTGGATTGTTTTTTCAGATTTCATTATACTTTTTCACTTGTTATTATTTCTACATCTACCGGTGTTAATTGTATCTCACCGTTTTCAACTGAATGCCTTGGAAGGAGGCTTTCACTAGAGAATATAACACATTCAAATTCTACTTTAGTTGTATCATTAATCTTAGCATTTTTAAGTTTAAATCCCAAGTCACTAGAAGAATCAATAAACCATTCACCTTTATTGAAATCTGATAAAGACTTTTTGTTGCCTTCTTTTTGAGTCCATTTCATTGATTTATTCATCACTACCCCCAATCTCATTAAGCACTTGTAGTTGTTCATCAAACCATTCTGACATATCAACTTTACCATCAGCACATGTATTAGCCAACGTATGTAATAGCTCCATACACCCTTGTACAGTGTACATCATTTTAATAAGCCTTGAATCAGCTTTCTTTGCAAGTCGTATCAATTCAAATTGATCGATATCATAAAGATAAGCAAGCTGTATAATAACCTCAGTATTCGGTGATACCTTTTCATCACGTTCTATTAAAGCTAGATACTGATAGGATATTAAAGTACCTTCTTTAACGTATATAGCTTTTTGAACCTTAGTCATATTAAGACCGTCGTACCTTTGCCGTGCTGCCCTAACCGCTGTTCCTAGTGTATTGTAATCACTAATCTTGAAATCGTCTACTTCTTTATTCAGCTTGAATTTCTTATTAGTATTTATAAGCTTAGTTATTAAGCTTTGTAAAAACGTATCGTCGTAGGCGCATTTAATGTTCATCTTTGATTCCTTTTCTTACTAATTCTACACTGAATAATTCGCCAAACCTTATATAAACATCTACAGTATGCCCTAGAATATTTGTAACTCTTTGCATTATAATTTTTGAATTATCACTAAATGCGTTAAGTGCGAAAGTCACAACATCCCTATTTACAAATTCTTCACCATCTCTTGGAGCCCTTTTATATTGTACGATTTTTTCACCTGCATCATTCATGGTACAGAAGTGAATATATTTTATATCTTCTTCATACCTGAATGGTTTTGCTTCCTTTTGTTTTTCTAGCTCCTCGATACGTTTTTGTAGTCCTTCTACAAATACATCTTCTTCTGTTTGATTATTAGCCTCTAATTGCTTTACTGCTTTTACGCAATCCTTAAACGGTTCTTTTTTGCGTTTCATCATATCCCCAATTCTACGCACCAGCTACTTGGCTGTGCTATTAAAAGTTTATTGCTAGTCCTAGTCATTGCAACATAGAACATCCTTATAACAGTATCTATCATATCATAGTCTTGAAAATTCCGATACCCTGCATTAGACAAATCAGGCGATAGAATAACGTTCTCTGCTTCACCACCTTTTACAGAGTGAATTGTACCTACTATCACTTTCGGTGTCTCTGTTAAAGCCTCTACACCACCTTGTTTATAGGTACTGAATAAAAACTCTGCTAGTTTATATTTACCTTTCATTATGTTAGTAGATAAGAAGTTATAATCTATATCACCTTTGTTTAAAAACTCTACAAGTTTCTCTGCTACACTGTCTTGAAAAAATTCAGATAGTACTGTATAGTACGAATTCAATCGGTTGTCTAGCTTCATTTTATGAAGGTTGCTAAAAGCATCGTATTGATGACTAGTTTCTGCTTTTAGTATTTCATCAAGTTCGTAGTTAGCTAATTTATTCTTAGCTAACCTTGACAACTTAACCTTTGCTCCATGCTTTAAGCAGGATTTAGCATCTAAGATATCAACGAACCGACTCAACTGTATATAATTCCATACAGGTGGAAAAGAATGCTCTGGTAATAAGAACGATAATATTCTATCGATCATTGATACACTGTTCTTTCTACCTTTCGATAATGGATTCCAATCACGACGATTTTTTCTATATGGATTACAGAATGGTATACCCTCTTCTCTCAGTACCTTGAGAAACTTTTTAAGCATATACGAACATGATGCAAGGATCATTGTGCTTTCATCGTTCTTAATGTTCTCTTTGATAGTATCTAAGAAATATTCAGGTTCATCGAATGATGCACCGGAATTTTCTACAAAGCCTTCTTTGTCTGTTGGTAGGTAATCCTTTTTAACCCTTGTTTTATTTTGCTTAATCCATTTATTAGCTAATTTATGTACCGTCTTAGGCACTCGATAAGATTGCGTAAGTATCTGCATAAACTTCTTATCAATAGGTGGGTTAAGAAAAGCATCGCTAGACGTACCAGCGAAAGTGTATAGATTTTGGTCATCGTCACCAGCTATTAATAAATGTTTACCTTCACCGTTAAACCATTTTCTAACTAAAGATAGTTGCAAGTTAGTAAAATCCTGTGATTCATCCATGATGCCTACTTTTGGATTTCCTTCTAAGCATTCTAAATCTTTATAGCACAAATCAATCAAGTCTGTAAAGTCTGTATAGTCATTTAAGACTTTCCATTTGCTCCATTCGTCTGAAAAATGGTTTAGCTGTTCGCTCCATTTTTCTTTGGGTATCATCTTAGCTCTGGCAATTGTTAACTCACCTGATAATAAATCACCTTCAGTTTGATCGGTAGCAGCATCATCAAATGGATCATCTAAAGATTGCTTCTTTCCGAACAATGTAAACTTGTAATCTTTAGTGTATTCGTTCCATTCATCCAAATGATTTTGAGTCATAGTAGGATGACCTAAAGCCCTGTAACAGATAGCGTGTAACGTACCTACGTTGTTCTTAGGTAGCTGTGCATTACGTGAACCGATTTCCCTTGCTGCTGCCCTGGTATGGCTTGCTACTATGACGTTTTCAGCACCGTATTTGGCTACGGCTCTTGGTATACGTACCTTGCTTAATTCGGTCGTTTTCCCAGTACCAGGAGGTCCACAGAGTCTTAATTCCATTACCTTAAAACCTCACTAAGAAACATTCCAAATATAAGGCCAAGGATTACAATTATAATGCTGATTTCCATCATAATGACTCTTCAGGTATATCGTCATTGTCGTCATCAAATACCCAAGTTTCGGAACATAAATCACAAAGAGAATAAAACCCTTTTATGTTTTGTGCCGAACCATTAGGAATATTATGCCAAATCTTTTCAAAAAGTTCATGAAGCTTTTCCCAGTCTTTGGACTTAACATATGGATCAAAAACAATTCTATGATCCTGTTGAAACATAAAAAGCATATCTAAGATTGCTTCAGTATTATCTGCAACGACTTCCCACCAATCCTCTTTGGTTAATATATCCATTATCGCCTTCCTTTCTTCTTCTTCCTCTTCTTATTCTTCTTATGAACATCCCCAAAATTAGTATCCTTCAAAGGATCAACATTATATTCAAAGCACATATAACCAGCTAATACAGCAAGCTCTTTCATTTCTATAGGTGTTCTCATTGTAAAGGGTATGCCCATCATTTGATGACCTTGGGTTTTTAACTCATTCAGTATCGGCAAAATCCAAGGGTTATGCTTTAAGAATACCTCACCGATTCGGGTAAATTCACCTATGTCAAATTTCTTCTTCAAAACGCTAACTCCTTACAAATCTCAATGTGCAGTTATAAATGTGTAAAATGTGGGCTTACATTTGACCTTGCTTCCTACATCGCAAGTTACTATATATACTAAGTATTTTAGTGTTGTAAGGTTGTAAGTTGAGATGTTGAACTTAAAAAGTTTTTTCAAAAAAAGTCCTATTACAAGCGTACAGGTTACAGATTCCATTATTCGACTCCAGATAGATTAGCTTTAGGAATTTTCCACACAGAGGCGACCTTATCACCGGAAATCCTCACTGATCCATTCGTAGCCATCAAGACGTTAGATAGCATTATACCTATACGTCTACTTGATACTCGCTCGCCTCTGATTCTGAAGAGCCATTCCTTGAAATCCTCACCGAACATGCAAATATACTCTGTACCGCCTATGCTCTTGTGGAAAGGGCTTTTTCTTCGTACAGCGTCACCAGGGTCATCGTTAATCCGTTTGGAGCTTAGGTAGCCAATTACCCACGTTTTGATAGCACCTGCTTCAGTAGACTCTGCGCCTACATCCATTTCCCTAGAAGCATCTAGTATCTGTTGGCTTATATTGAGCCAGTTCTTACCATCAGGTACGTTGATAACTATCTTAACGCCCTGTGCTATAGCGTTTCTAAACTTAATAGGTCGCAATAGTTCGTCTATTGAATGAAATTGAACGAACCTATTACCTTTAAAACATATTCTATATTCAGGTGGATCGGATCTAAACTCTATAATATCCGTAAACTCTACTCCAAATCTATCTGATAAGTTTTTTAATATAGTATTCCTATAAACTACTATTTCTTCTTTAGTGGTTGGCTTATCGCCAAAGTCTGACATATCATTGATTCTATCCTGTGCATTGTTCTTTACTAACTTAACATGTGCCCTTTGGATAGTGTATTGTAGATAGTCAATTCTACCACTACGAATTTTATGATCGTTAGGATCATATTTTAACCTGTGCGCTGTTATAACATTAGCTATATCTTGATCGTTCCATCCTATGTTAACAAGGGTAGAAGCCAAGCTAAGATCAATACTAGATAATGAATTGTCTTTAAAGTGTTTAACAGCGTGTTTTTCATGGTCGAACAATGATTGTAGTTTAGGAAACGATTGCACAGCTAAAGACCATTTTTCGGGGTCTAGTCCTGCATTGATATCTATGACAACATTCGGTAGACCGTCTTTCTTTCTTGCCTTAACTTCAGTTACTTCCTTAAATTGCTTTTCCATTTCTTTAGGAAAGTATTGTTCAAAGTCTTCTAACTCAAAAGCGTTATCGTTTTCTTCAATGATAGTTATTAGTTTAGGTTCTTTGCCTTTGCAGTTATATGTTCCTGGTATCCTCATAACCCTAGCTAGATCATGTGTAGAATCTATATCGTATTTCTTTAAAGAGGCATGATACTGCAAAGTCAACTGCCATTGTGCAACAGTCTTCGTTACATAATCGAGCATCTCTGTAGAATCTATTTCTTGTATCTCTGCAAGTTTCCACCATGCGTGAATGCCACCACCTGTATTTAATATCACACTAGGCTTTAAAGGTAGGCTGTTTGCTATTTTAATAGCTTCTTGCATAGTCTTAGGATACCTTTTCTTTCCTTTGTGATTGGTACCTTCTACATCGATATCAATCCAAAGCCCACCTATAGCAGTTACATCATTGGCCAAACACCTTCTATTGGGTCCAAAATCTTTTGACGATAAGCAGCAACCTAAGTATAAATCTCTGTTGGTATCTAGTTTTCCATTTATTTTCCTCTTGTTTACGCTGTCTATGTACTTAATAGCATAATCAATAGATCGAAACCACTTGGATATTCTACCTTGCATTGACCATACTAGGATATATTTCTGACTCGGTTTATCACCATATAATAGTTCGATAAACCGAGTCGATAATTCAATTGACATAAATTAAACACCAATTTTCAGGCTTTGTTATTCAGGTGTATCGGTGTCTGCTTCTGGATTTGCAGGTGCATCTGATACTGCATTAGCAGTTGTTTTAATCACTTTGCTAAACATTTTGAAGTAGCTACGAGCACCAGCCAAGCTAGGAGGATCAAGAATAAGTGTTGATTTAAACTTTGTTTTTTGATAAATAACGCCATCGACACTTTTATCAGATTCAGTTGATAATTGCGTAATAGTTCCGAAAAGAGGAATGCGCTTTTTAAGCAAACGAACCTTATATTGTTTCCAGTTTTTTAATGATGTAGGAGTTAATGATATCATATCAGGAATAGATGAGTTTTCGGAAAGGTAGAAAACTAAACAACGCGCCGAACAAAATTGACCATTACCTTTTACTGCTGATCCGAATTTAGACAACTCGCAATCACAACAGTTTAAAGCAGACGCTACGCTTTGATCCTTAGAACGCTTACCATTGCCTGTAATATTGTCGATTGAATAACAATCAGGCGGTTCACCATTGGCATCAGATGTAAGATACATTTGGCGTGTATCCTGTTGACCTACAATTAGCGCATCAATTGTAGTAACTGTCTCTGGTTCACCATCGCCATCTTCGATAACAAATCCTGGTGTCTTACCACCAGACAAACATGCCCTTCCAAGATCGAAAGGACTCAAGCCCTCAGTGCCAAGGTTAACAGAAAACAATTCTGCAATATCGCCCATACCTTCTGTAAGTACAGGGTACGCTGTGCTATTAAACTTAACTAATTCTGCTTTCTTTGCCATTATCAATACTCCTTATCTAACCATTAATGTAATAACTTCGCTTGCTCCGATTGTCTCTTTCGTTTTGCCTTTGACCTTCTTTCCTTGATCGTTAGTATATTCAAACTCTACATCAGGAATCTTTTCTAATATCACTTCTAAGTCTTTATCATCAGGGTCAAGGCTACGAAGTTTAGAAGAAAATGATAAAATGTTTACAGATTGATTCACGTATTCACCATAACCAGCAGCTTCTATAGCTGCTATGAACCTTCTATCAGTCTCTTCTTTGCTGGCATCTTCGCCTAGCTTCTTTGACCATATTTGGAACTTAAGGTATAATGTACCTTTACCTTTAACAGTTAATGATATATGATTATTATCTTTCATATAGTTTAACAAGTATTCATTGCTTTTGTTTACTGTCTTCTTGATTAACTCTGCTTCTTTTTCTAATTGCTTCGAGTACTTTTTGCAGATTATGTAATGCTCTACTGATAGTTTGTGTCGGTCTTCTTCTGGGTAGTCTTCGATGTTTTGTAGTATTGCTATTGATTTTTCGTAGTTAATCCTTGACGTAGCATTACTTATAATAGTTTCACATATAACAAGCTCAAAAGATTCATTAATTAAGTTAGCTGTTAACTGTATACCTATGATAGCTGTTGCGTTATCGGATCGTTCTATAATAAATTTCTTTTGGTCAATTGTCATTTCTTCTTTTTGCATTGTTACTATTCCCCTTTTTGCTTCAGTTTAAGCTTAACTAAATCCCTACAATCGGCAGCTAACTTAATAGCAAGCTTCTCTTTTGTATCAATGAACTCGAATATGCTTTCAACATCGTATTTATATTTACCTCCATCCTTCGTAAACTTAGGTCCGGTAGTATCCTCATCATCTAAGCGATAGTTAGATAACTGGGTTTCGGATAAATCTAAACATAGAGCGGTTTCTTTCGAACTAAATTCTGACATTTTTGGTCCTTTATGATTTTTCACATTTTACAAAAATAAAAAAGATTTGTCAAGTAAAATAAAAAAATAATTAACTCTGATATTTTTCCTTGAAATAACTTAAAATTGAATCGCCTATCTTGATTTTCCTTGTTAGGGAATTATACACTACCCTGTCTATTGTGCGCTTAACGACTAGGTGATAGTAGATAACGCTACGCTTTTGGCCATGCCTTAGTAGGCGTTTCCTACATTGCTTATAGTCCTTTGGCAAATAGATCGGGGTATAGAATATACATGTTCTTGAATTGGTATAATCAACCCCTTCACTAGCCGAAGATGATTGACCAATCAAAACCCTAGCAGTTGGTTTTTCGTTGTTTAAACAGACAGTTGGACTACCAAATGCCCTTAGTGCATCGTGTGAACTTTTGATTCTACCCGATATTTCACAGTTAGTAATATCCATACTATCACAAGTCTTTTTTATTATATCCATATCATAATGGAAAAAGCAAAAGATTACTATTTGTTCGTCTTGTGGAATATCTTTTAGTAATTCTTTGAGCAAGTTAGGCTTAACATTATTAGCTATTTCAATCCTATCGCTATCCTCATCGGGTAAAAACCCTGAAGTGATTTGACGCAACCTGACAGATTTAACAGCAGCATTTGCAGCAGTAACGATGTTATCATTTATCTCTGAATATAATAAAACTTCCATTTGATTATAGATAGCTAATTCTTTACTAGATAGACTGCCTGTAATTTCTATGTCTGTATATTCAGGCAAGTCTTGTACGTCATCTGAGTCTACTTGATAACATATACTAAACATTAATCGTTTAAGTTCTTCTTCATTAATAACTTTGATTGGTTGATTATAATCGTTTAATAAAAAGAACTTGTTTAAAAACTTATAATACGATGTACCAAAGATATCCTTATCAAGAAAATAATATTGACTCCATAAATCATTGGGCAAGTTTGCAATGGGGGTACCAGATAAACATATTCTTTTTTTACATTTCTTACTAAGCTTTGCACGTATAAACTTTGCTATCTTACCTTTGCTTGATTTTATTCTGTGCGCTTCGTCTAATATACAAGTATTGTATTCCATTGATAGCAAAAGCTTTTGCATATTCTCATTAGCAATACAGTCGTAGTTTATAATTATAAATAATGGGTTATCAGATTTTTCAGAATACCTTTTCATATTTTTTATGTGTTCTATACGGTTATCAATCAGTCCATCAGCTTTGATAGTTATCACAAAAGGAATAGTAGAATGCTTAAATGATTCATTTTTCCAAACATCAATAATATATTTAGGGCAGATAACTAAATAAGTTCTATTGAATGTTGTTTGATTATTAACATCAAGCCCTATCGAATCATATCCTACCTTAGTTTTACCGCAACCCATATCAAGAGCCATGTATGAAGCTTCTAGCTTTTCCACAATAGCGACCGCTTTAAGCTGGTGGTCCCATGGTTCAAATTTACTAAACTTAGCTATCCTAGCCCTAATTTCTGCATTATCGCTAGCCATGACTTCAGGTATAACATTCGTTATTTTATCGTACTGTGCTAAAGTGTCTCTGGTAACATCGCACATTTGAAAATCAAGCCCTAGGTTTAATATAAGGCTGTGTAATCGATGAATAGTGAATGGTGAATTAGGTATTTGTGAACCGTGAACAGGTGGTGGTATATACTTCGATCCTGGTATATTAGCCATCATCTGCTTTTGGAATAAGTCTTTATAGTTTATTCCGAAAACTCGAATGGTGTTGTTGATTTTTCTGTGTTTATAGGTTATCAATGTTATTTTCTTTACTAAGTGTTTTATCAACTGGTAATACTATAAACTTACCTTTTCGTTGTTGTTCCTTTAATACTTTAGCGAACATTTTGAATAACTTTTTAAACAGTCTTTTTCTCATTTTCTTTCCTCAATATTAAATTAAACGTGCGCTAGTACAAAGTTATTCAGTAGCTATAACCAAACTAATAGAAGGTAAGAAGGCGGGTATTTCAAATTCGCTCTTACCTATAATCGAATCATAACTAGCAATGTACTAGCGCACTAGGTTACACAATTAACAGGCTACCATGCTATAAGTAGCAGTTTAGGCGTTTTGCTTGACGACATGTTCTAAGAGGTTAGCTCGGGGAACATGGTAGCCTGTTAATTGTGTAGCTCAAGAATAACCCTTTCTGGTATTGTGTAGTCGTTTATTATGACTTTGAAATAGCTATATTCGTATGTCTCTTTGTGTTTTCTATCGCGTAAACTGCCATCTAAAAGGAATGTAATGCAGTCACCTATTTCCATTGAATATATCTGCTTTGATGAAAAGTCAAATGTGAATAAAGAGTAATCTGGGTAAGTTAACCCTATCTCATATTCATCAGCATCATTAGATATTACTCTATGCGCTTTTAGGCCTGGATCATATTGACATAATGCAGTATATAAGTTTCCAATTTCTAATACAGTTTCGTCAGGATTGGGAATATTATCTAAAAATTCTTCGTCTACTTTTATTTGTTTCAATGAACAAAGCGTATCCTTCTTCAATGATTGCCCTGGTGCAACATAGTATCGAACAGGGATCATCATGCCGCTATGGTTCATGCCTTTGAAGTTGATCTTTATGGCCATTATAATAACATCCTTACGCCAAAATGTGCCCACATAAAAGCTATTGTAATCCACATAAGTTTATTTGTAGATTCAGGCTCTACGTTAAGAGGATTGCCTTTAATGATTATATAGCTTAACAATTTTATGACAAAGAATAAACTAAAACCAGCAGCTACGAACCATACTAACCATGAAGCCATGTAAATGTTGTATACCATTGTATCCTCACTCGTATTAAATTGTCGGCGCTTGTAGGATTCAGCTAGCCTAGTGCAGAAGCATTGTTACCTACATCTTTATGTACCGCCTATACATAACGCTTTACTCTAATACTAGAAAAGTAGCGATAGTATTATTGTTGTTAAGCTATCACGCCATGGTACCCCTGGATTGACTTGAACAATCGACAACTCGCTTATAGGGCGAGGACTCTAACCAACTGAGTTACAAGGGCATACTATCATTATAACTTTGGAGCTTGTTTAGCTTCCCACTTTTCATAATCAGAATTCATAAACGCACTTGTATTATCAAGCAAGTCTGAATATGCTTCAGGAAACCTTTTAGGTGCAGGTGTATTAGCATTAAGCCAACCATTAACAACCTGAAGGTGTAACAAACCGCCTGCTTTGATCTCCTTGGATTTTCCCAAGCTATCTTCACCATCAAAGAAGTCCCCACTTGCGGTGATAACAGATTCCTTAATCCAATCAGGAACTGCATTCAAATGGTTACTAACTCTGTTGTTAGTATGCCTTAACAATGTTTTAAACGGGGTGCTAAGTCTTGCCATTATCGTTTCTCCTTATGAATGTTATGGTGCTAGTTATCGGACTTGAACCGATACAGTATTTAATACCGAGGGATTTTAAGTCCCTTGTGTCTACCAATTTCACCAAACTAGCTTATGTGTTTTCAGATGGCATATATACCATACCAGGACCAATTATATACTTATGAATTGCCTTAAGTAAAGGTTTTGGAATATCATGTCCTAAATTTATATAATTACCTTTTATGATTAATTTACCATCTATTTTTTTACGCTTTTTAATAAAGTCTATATCAAGATTGGATCTAACACAATGTTCTAGCGAAGGTACATCAATCAAGTCTAAGTATTTAAATTTACCAGCTTTGCACGATGCAAGTCTATCAAAGCTTGTGACTTTAGGCGATAGCTTACAGTTATAACATTCAAAGCAAAGCTTATACATCTAAGCCCTTAACCTTTCTAAAAATGCTATATACAAAATCAGCAATCAAAAGATATGTTATAAAAAATATTAAAAACATTGCAGTTTGAATCATTATGTACCCCTGTATGTCATTCGATGATTAGGATTGTCTCATATTTTTTTATCTTTGTCAAGTACTTTTTTTTATTTTTATGTTGATTCTCTTTAAGCAAAAAAATAACCCCTGAATACCAGGGGTTATCCTTATACTAAATTACGCATTAGGAGCTTGATTAGCTGCTGCTGCCTTAGCTGCTTTACGTTCTGCTGCTTTGCGTTTAAGGGTAATACCCTTTTTGCGCTGACCTTCTACATAGTCATCAGTTGGATCACAACGAAGTCTAAAACCCTTCATAGACTGAAAGTTACCAAACAATGTAACACCCTTAGGATGTTCATCACTGTGATAAACAATTTTACCCCAACCACTCGCAAATGCCTGTGCTTCTGCTTTAGCCTGTTGCTCTTTAAGATTCTTTCCAGTAACAGTAGCTGTAAAGGTCTTGCTACCATTAACATCGGGCGTCAATTTAAAGTCATCGACAATCTTAATCACTGTAGCGGTATCAACTTCTGTTCCCATAGCCATGACATTTCTCCTTGAATGAGTTTAAAAGATAGTTCAAAATTGAACAACGAAAAGAACATAATCGATTTAGAAACTTTTGTCAAGATGTTTTTTCACATTTAGTAATTTTTCTTTATTAAAGGTCTATACGTGTTTCTGTCAAATTTCGCCTTGTGAGGTTTGGCACCGCTTAGAGTACCAGGGTACCGCCTTGTCCTGGTACTCCCCATTATATAGAGGCGTAAGAACGATCCTTGATCGCTGTGCTTTGTATAGCGTTATAGCTATGTTGTTTAGAATGGGAGCGTTTGTAAGTGCTTGATTTTGTTGGGTTAAAAATTCTTTTTAAAATAATAAAAATAAGTGTTGACAAGGCGTTTTGGGTCTGATAGATTACTGATTATGGAATTGAGAAACGCAACACAAGAGGGTAATGCAATGGCGAAAAAGTTTACAATGAGGCAAGAGATAAAAGACCTAAATGATAAAAAATTTAGAGTGGTTCATTGGCTACCCAGTGGCGAAACATATGGGTTGACGATAAGTCAATGCTATGATTTAGGCGACTATATTCTTGATACAGAATGTTTTCAAAATTCTTTTGAAGATGGCTTTAGATTTGTAAGCAAGTATTTTGCTTTCAGAGTTATAAAGTTTTAACACAAACATACTCACCGCTCATTGAGCGGTGAGTATTGAATCAAAGAACCTAAACACTGAAGGAGAACAGAATGAGAGCAACGTACTTTATCGGAACCATCGAATCGACGCCTGAAAAAATCTTAGCATCTCTTTTTAACAATGCAAAAACACAGGGGATGGGAGCACTCCATTATGTACCTTCGCATGTTATGACTGAATCAGAAGCTTTATCACTATTAAAAGACCATTCTGATTTTGATTACCTTGAGGGGCGTGTTATGAAAATACGATTTACTGAAGATAAGGAGATTTCGGTATGGGGATATGATAGAGATAATGGTGAAGGGTCTGCACACAAGGCTCTTTCTGATGCAGTAAATAACTAACAATACATCCCATCAAAAGCAAATGGGAACATACTCCGAACAATCTCTATTGACTGTTCGGAGTATGCTTTTTTATAGTCAATGTGCTTACTCTTGAAAATGTGCGGTAACTCTATTTTCCTTGCATCGTTCCTATCAACTCCGAAGACTTCTAACAAATATTCGAAGCTATCTTGTAACTCTTCAAACCATAACCATGTTAAGTTTTCCGGTACCTTGCCATCTATGCAAACAAAGTAATCATAGTCTACCCAATGGTAATGCACGGGCAAGTGTTGCAGTTCTTTTATAAACTCATTAAAACCGCAATGTTTAACGATCTTATACACTTCCGGCTGATTCTTTTCAAGTCCTTGAGTGAAATAAATCTGTTTATAAAAACTATATAGCGATAACATTCTATCTAGTGGGTTTCTAAATATAGTATAAATATTATCTACTTCACCGACTCCATGTGTCAGTGCTTCCTTGACAGTGAAATGCTTATACGGTATATTATCATACTTATTAACTTCACCTGTATGCAAAAATAACAAATGCCTGAACGATGTAACACCTGTTTTCGGTATATGTACTAGTAGATTCTTATTCTTGTATATCATTAATTACCATTCTGAAAAGTTCAAACGGTTCGCAGTACTCGTTATTACTTCTATAAGTGGTTCCCCAATACCGTGCTACTGATTTGACTATCGTAGGCTCAATAAACCTACGGTGGGCTTGTGTGGAATGTTCTTTTAACGCCCTTAATTTAGTATTGATATTTTGCTTACTTAATTCTACAAATACGTTCGGTTTAAAATCTAAAGTAGAAGGTGATTTAAAAAATAATACCGTACAGTTTTTATTTCTTACTGCACTAATAACAGCCTTGTTAACTGTCCTGTGGTCCTGGTGTGAATCATTCGTTGAATGAGTTAATATTATTGTAGGTTTAATATCTGAAATTAACGTTTCTATTTTTTGTATAAGTAAAACAATATCTAGGTTCTTATCTTGTAACATCATAGGTCTAAAGGTTGCTTTTAACACTTTGCAAGATAGCATTGATTCTCTGCTTCTGATATCGTTTTTTCCACAAGCCGCAACAGCAAGGATCGGCTTGAACTTGAACCTTGAAAGGAAACCTGCACAGCCCAGCTCGATATCATCGGCGTGTGCGCCAACAGCTAGCACACGGGCGTTTTTATAGTCGATACTTACCATGGTTGCCTTGCATCTTTGCGAACCTTAGCAGGGTTTCCATAGGCTATAGAATCATCAGGTACATCTTGTAATACTACAGAGCCGATACCGATGAAACAATTAGCACCGATAGTTATATTTTCCTTGATCGATACATTCGGGCCTATCCAGGTATCATTGCCTATATCGCAGCTACCACTGATGACAACACCAGGGGCAACCTTCACACGCTTACCCAGCTTTGTGCCATGGCCTATTGTTACATTGTTAGCTATGATACTTGAATTGCCTATGATCGTTTTGCCTAATACTGCCCTTGCTATGTGACAGTTTGAACCGATAGAAACCTTAAATCCTATTTCAACTTTACCTAAATGTGCAGTGTTGTCTAGGTTTCTATCTACTTTATTAGGGCTTAACCCTACATTTCCTATTACAGAGAATGGACCTATAGAAACTAGTTTACCAATAGTAACAAAGTCATCGTATATTATGCAGTTTCTATCTATACCTTCGTTTTCGAGTCCTTTGTTTAGTTTCTTTGCTATTAATGAAAAAGCCAACCTAGGATTGTGTACCTCTATTACACATCCATACCCCGATAATTTTTCTCTTATTTCTTTTGTAGTAATCACAATCGAAGGTTGCTTTTTATTTACAATGTTCAATCGTTCATTTTCTTTTTCCTTAGAACCTAGACTATGTACGAATATTAATGAACTTAATTTACAGCTTCCTAAGTCAGATATATCTAAAAATTCGCTATTGCCATCGCCTACTATTGTAGACTCAACTTTTAATTCTTTTAGATATTTTTGTATACTATAGGCTGTATTCATTTAGTGTATATCACTGCTTATTACTCCCATAGTCTTTTAAATGATTCACTTTTCCATAAATGGCCTATATTATCAATAGCTATTAAATCTATAAAACTTCCTAGCTTTTTTTTCTTTACACATGGGTTTCCAGCATACATGAACCCTAGTTCGTATTTACCCCATACGTTAGAACTTGCACCTATTATGCAATCATTACCTATGAATGATCCTGGTATAATGTTAGTAGATGAATAGACCTTGCAGTTACTACCTATATGAGTTACTACTAATTTGTGTTTTCCTTTTATTAGTTGAGTACTTCCTGTAACTACACCTGCACCTATAAAAACATCATTGCAAATTTCAACGCCCCTTGATATTATTGAGCCTGTTTTTATTACTGCATTGTTTCCTATGTAACATGATCCTGTAGTTCTTACATAGTCTTCTATGATACAGTTATCACCTATCACTGTACCGCTTGACAATTTTACATAGTCACCTATTTTGCAATCTTTGCCTATTATAACATTTTCTTCTATTACGCAGTATTGACCTACCATCTTACACCTGCGCGTTTCATTTTTTTAATATCGCTTGATGTCTTTCTCTTTTTACCGATTGTATTCCTAAACAAAAATCTTGATGTAAGCTTATTGCTGTCTGGATCACATATCAATCCTGCTTTTCTGTCTTTATTTCCATCTAGTGTATATTTTTTAAGATCATAAAAACAGCATTTATTACTTGCATCTAATTCTTTAGCTTTTTTCTCTAATACTTCCCAATGTATATCATCTAATATCAATATGCCTGTTTGGCTTAGTGTAGAAACGATACTCTCTAAATCCCTTTTCCTTACACCATTTGCCCATTCTATATCATCAAATATTAAATCGAATTCACCGCCTTTGAATTTTTTATAATTTTTAATTGATACAAATCCCAATAATCCGTTTTTACTTAAAAATGATTTGGTTTTCTTTAGCCATGCGTCATCACAATCGTATGAATAAATGTTAATTTTATGACTCAAGCTTTTTGCATATTTAGCTAACACAAATGTAGAAAAACCAGAACCTAAATCTAGTATGTTCATAGGAGATGTAAACTCACATACTGAGTATAATAGCGAAGCTATTTTCCTTGAAACTGCCCATCCTGCTTCAGAAACATTATCTACATAATAATCATAATCATCTCTTAACAATTCTGTGTTTTTAATTATAGATGATTCTATATCATGGAAAAATTCAAACCTACTAGCAACACAGTCCATACTTCTAGCATACATTGAATATTCATCCTTATTATAATTACGACCGAGGAACTTTATCCTGGAAGAATAAGTTTCTTTCATTGAGTGACGAACTAAGAGAGGTTTTATAACTCCGAATTTATCGCTAAACTCGTTTACCTTATCCCAAAAAAATTGATCATCATGAAAATCTAATTTAGGAAGTCCTAACTTTTCCCAATACTTTAAACGCGAAAACCAAAATGCACCGCCTAGTCTATTTTGAATTTCTACATTTATATCATTTACAGTTATACTATCGCTTACGTTATATCCTAATGCGTTATTATGCCATGCTGAAACAACATTTATATTTTCATCTTTAGCTTCATCAGATTCGATTACATTGATACATGCCTCTAGCCAACCATCTAAAACAACTTTATCATTATCTATCATAAGCATGTATTCTGGGTTATCTTCTGGAGCAACTTCTATTAAACTCATCATTTGTCTAAATGCAAGAGACTTTGACCACACAGTATCGCATATAGAATCTTTTGTATTAACAATTATAGAAGATACCATCTTGTTTGATATAAAATAGTTATATAATTTAAATAACTCTTCTCTATCAACGTCAGAATGATTTTCAAATAAGAATATTTTTATGTTCTCGCCTTCTGTTTTGTTTAGTGCTTCAATACATTCTCTAGTACACTCAACCCTATTGTGAACAGTTACAAAAACGTATACTTTTTTACCAAGCTTGGTCATTTTCTTTATCCTCTTTATGTCTTTTCTAACTTTCATCGAATACACATCTATATAATCATCTACCATTTGTTGCAAGCTATAATTATCAATTACAAAATCTCTAGAAGCTTCAGAAGCTGTATCATAAGCATACTTGTCTAATTTAAAATTATCAAGTATGTTTATTATATCGCTATCTTCTTTGAATGAAAATCCTACACTGCCTATAGCATCGCTTAACCCTTGAGAGTCTCTATAGATTACAGGTTTTCCACACGAGCATGCCTCAAGGGCAGTATACCCTGCATCTGACTTAGTAGGTATTAATACTATGTCAACTGAATTGTAAGCGTCTACTGCTGATTCGTGTGTATAGTCTGGAATAAAATCTACGTTTTTAAGTTTACTTAACTTCTCTTCTATTTCGTCATCTTCTTTATTAATAGGACTTCCTATTATCTTGAAGTCGAAACTTTGATACCTACTATTAGTTAATAATTCATCTATGAAACTATCTGGTATTTTGGTTTTTGTTCGTCTACCGATTATTCCTACTACGTTTCTTTTTGTTTCTCTTTCTACAGGCTTGAAAAGCTCAGTATCTATACCGTGCTTTATACAGTTAAGGCCGTTATCATAGAAAAAGTAAACGTCTTTATTAGACTTATAGTTTACGTTTCTTTCTTTTATATGGTGTGTTGCTATAAGTCTATTAGGCATTTCCTTTTCTATAAACTTCAAAAGCCATTTACCTGATATATTATGATGATGTATGATATCAGGATTGATTTCAAGTAGACTAGCTTTAGCGTCTGAATTATTTTCTGTTTCTATAATGTTTAATCCACTTATACTAGTAAAAAAACTTCCTTCTTTGCTTTTAGGTATCATTAAATAAACATCAGCATACTTCAAAGAGTCAATACAAAGATCATGGATAAACCTTTGAGGACCACCTATTTTAAAACTCCATGGGAATATGTGAAGTATTTTCATTTAGTTAGCGCCTTCTCCATATTCGAAACTTTTTCTAGTATCTTTTGTAGTTCACCATTTGGCGCATGATATATAACAGTATCTTTTACCTGTTTGATTTCATCGTGTATAAGCTTAAATCTACCATCGCAATTAACCCTGTCAACTGCGCATCTATCACGTAGCACTTCATATACAGTGCTATCTACTCTTGTTTCTAGGTTCTTGTCTAGCCACTTTTTAAACCTAGATGATAATACTATTAGTGCTACAACTGTTATAAATGTGTAAGATAAAGCAGGATCAACTTTAGATAATAACTCAGAGATAAATTTTACTGCTTGTAGTTCGGACATTGTTATTACACCGTTGATTTGTTGAAGGTTATTTGGAATGGCTTTGGATCGGAAACCCCTGCCATATCAAATGTTGTTATATGCCAATATTCTTCATCTACACCAGTAACATCATAATCAATTGTATAAACCCCCATAAACGAATTGTTTATCAAAGCACAACTAACAACAACATCTCCAGAGACATATTTCGGAGTAATAACACCTGCTAACATAGTACATGGCGGCCTTATCTGGAAAGAACCTGAGCCGCTAACAAGTCTAATATTCCAAGGGTATGATCCATCGGAAACGTCAAATGCGCCTGTGCCTAAGTATCCAGCAGCAACAGGTGATTCGTCCGTACCATCTTTTGCTTTTGCTATTTCTCGCATGGGTGGAAGCGGGATTGTTTGAGGTCCAGAAGCATCTGCTAATACTGACATTGAAGCAAGTAGCCAAAGGCCTTGATCGCCTAATGACAAAGCACTTCCAGAACCCCCCATAAGCCCTGCACCTGCAATCGATGCATTAATTTCATCAACTCCGATAATATTAGCTTTATGACTACCATTTTCATTATGCTCAATTAAGGCAGGGTAGCCATTCCATCCTGCGCTAGAGTCGTAACTCTCTTTAGTACCTGAAGCATCAACATTATTCCCATGAATCAGGTTATCTCCAGCTCCGCTTGATTTAAATGTAATACCATCGGAGATACCTATAGATGCAGAAAGGTCTACAATGTTTTCAGTTACCGTACACCTTTCATTTTCAAGTAGCTCATCTGTTATTACCCCCTGTGAAAACGTTCCTATGATTTCGTTATTGTCAAGTCCTAGTCCATGGTTTGGGCCATAGCTAAGATCAATTCCAAAATCAATGTCACCACCATTTTCAGCCCTTAAGTTATTCTCTCTGATTTTACAGTTCCAAGTATATCCTGCCCTGATTAAAGATTCACCACCGGATAACGGCATCTTCGATCCGTCAATTCCGATTGCTAAAATATTTGAATTCATAATCCAAACAATGTAAGGCGCTGAAATAGAATCAGTAAACGCTACAGGTTCACGATAAAGAGTCGTCATCTTTGCCCCTCGGAATTGATCTGAAGGATCGCCACCGACTACTAAGAAATCTTGGAATAAATAAAACCCTTCGTTTGGTCCTGATAAAATTTGAACCATGGAAAGTTTTCCGAAGTCATCAAAGTTTTGATTCAAGTCTACATCGTCCTGAATCTCTGTAGCAGAATTGAAATAGATCGTTCCTTCGTATCCTACCATTTCAAAAACTGTGTCGATAGGATCTTGAGAATAAGTAGTCGAAGGTGTAGTAATCAAAGCGCCTGATTCAGTTTTTACAGTGACACCTGATTTGACCTTGATCTTATCTATTCCTTGCCAATCCCATTTGCCTAACCAGGATCCTTCGACTTCTACAATCCCGCCTTGCCTTGATGCAAGATTATCAATGGCTTGCTGAATGCCAAATATACCAACATATTCTTCACCGTTAGTAGGGTCGTAAGAACCTGATACGTAAAGATGATTTTTAACCATAGAAGACTTTCTTGCGTTCTTTATAGCAAGATCTGTAGGGGTTGCTATTTCGTAGTCTACTGCATCTTCCTGTACTGATACAGTGAATAGAAGATGATGCTCAGAAGTAACAGAAGAAAAACCTACACCAAATACATCTTCTATATAAGCCCATTCCCATTCATTCGATACTTCATCAAGTTTCCAAAACACGCCATCGGCACGCAATGGTTCAACAGTCCCTGCCGATGGCGACGGTGTAAAATCACCACCACTGAACGGTAAACGCTTACCGCTTTGCGAAACTACAACGAAGGAACCAATGGTGAATGTTGGATCAACACCGCCTGTACCGCCCGCTACGCTTACGCTTGGAGGATCCCAAACTCCATGTTGAATGATATCAAGTGGTGCTCGTTTGAAATACTTTTCCCATCGGTATATATTTCTCTTTAACCAGTTTTCATTATTAGATCCTGGTACATCGTTTAATACCCAACCTGTAACTTCTTTACCAGCAGCAGGCTCTAAAACATGCAAACCATCAGACGCCCACTCTGTAGTGTTATTAGGTATTCCATCATCTTCATCATAAGGAGTTCCCATTTTATATTCCCTTTACTCTGATTTGTGTTCAGAATATGTTATACTATATAAACCTTGATCGTAACCTGGACCTGAATCAAATCTAAAAGATGTAGGTGTATAAGGAGTTATATCAACTCTAACACCAGCAGCAGCAGTTTTATTAATAGTCGATATAAGATTATCAACATTAAGAATTGTTCCATCAAATAACATAATAACATGTCCTGGAAAATACTCTTGCAATATAACTGTATTTGAATCAGTCAATTCTTTTAACACAAATATTAACGTGTTAATTTCACCCTGAGAAAATAAATATCTAATCCATGATTTTAAATCTAATCTATATGAATCGTCTGTTTGCAGTGAGTATCTTTGCTTTCCTAATATTATACCTATGATATCAAGCGTAGCACCTGTAGCATTATCTATTGATCGTTCGTCCAGTAGCTGGAAAAACATTTCTTCAGCGTCGTTTACTTGATCTAATATCCCATTTATTATTGTATTGAAAACAGGACTATTTCTAAATAGCTCTATAGAACCATCGGTAACCCTTTCAATATAATCTTTTTCTGTTGGCTTTATGCTCATTATACAATCTCAATTGTAGTTCTAGCAGTATCAAAAACAAATAAATCAGAAGCGTTAGCAATAAGATTAACTTCGCTACCTGTAGGACCACTAATAGGCCACCGTGTTTCAGATGCTCTTATTGTAATATTGAATATGTATGGACTTCCACTATTTATAGGACCGTAATATTTTGTTAATATTAAATTATCACCGATTCCTTGAATAATTTCAGACTGATCTAATACAGCATCTTCGATTGTAGGCTGATCGCCCGTATTCTGAGTTATCTGATCTATAGTCAAATCAACAGGGTCTGATACTGAGAGTGTAAATACATTACCTTCATAGTCTGATATGATATTGAAGTATTCATTCCCTGGTACGTAAACAGCAGTTACAGGCAACCATAACCCATTATTGATAGCGTCTGTTAATCCTTCAGCTATCTCTTGTTTTGTACTAGCAGCATTAACAAACGTTCTTGATTCTCCATTTACTATTGAAGTATACGATACTTCTGTATCGTTTTCTACTGTTACTTTTTCATCCTGCTTTGATCCTACATTAAAGTTTGCAGTATCTACACCTATTTCTATATGAAAATAAACATCTTTTTCTGTAGGTCTGCTAAAGTTAATAGTATGATTTATACCTTGTATATCTGTAGCTAATCCAGTAACCTGATTATCACCTGTTGCTGCTGTTTGGATACCAGCAGCTTTAACCTCTAATATCTTATCTAATATATCTTGATCTTCACCACCTAATACAATCGCTTCAAAACTGTGTGGCGGTCTACCGTCTGAATCAGATACGTCACCATCGTTCTCTATTACAGTAACAGCAGATACATTGTCTACAGCCTGTAATATGTTAGAGAATATACCTCCTATTGTAGACCTACCTGCTAACTGCAAACTCTGTAATCGTCTTAATCTTAATGCAGGGTCTGTTTCTATATCGCTACCTAATACACCATCTTCAGGATTACTAACACTGTCCCAACCACTTGTAGGGCTTCTAATGATAGTAAGTGTACCTGAATTACATTCTATCGGTCCTGTTGACGATGCTGTAAAATCACCATCAGCATAGCCACTTGGACCTATTGTAATATCAGTATCTAATGTAAAGTTTTCACCGTTGATATCGTTCGATACTATTGAGCCTGCATCAATTAAACTTCCATATGTACCAAACAACCTTACGTCTACAACAGTAGTATTTGTAGCTGGTTTTCGTTCTATTCCTATGATAGCGCAATTGTCATCTAACGATGTACCAGTAGCGTTATCAGGATTAAAAGAGTTATAAGTACCCTGCCCCAACTCCCATACGTTTGCAACAGCTTCAACTATAGGTATTACTATTTGTGATAATACTTTATTACTATCAAATGATGTTCCTGGACCTAATTCTTGACTTGCTCTGTAAACTTCTAACAATTCATCTCGTATATCTGTGAATTGCTTTAATATAAATCCTTGTGGTGTTATTCCAAAAGCCATTATTCTATTGCTCCTAATTCTAAGATAGTGCTACCGTATATAGTGCCAACCTCTACAGTCAAATCAGATAGCCTATTATCATCAAGATTAAAAGTCGGTCCTGAAATAATACTATTAACACCTGTGATAGAATTTAAACCTGCAATTACAAAAGCGTTTGACGTCACCCTGTTTGCACTTTCACCAAAGAAATCTGTCAACCATGGTAAACCTAAGTTAACATCGTAAAACCACTCTTGTATGTTCGTAGAAAACTCTATTAAAAAACGTTGATTAGTAACTACAATATCTTCAGCTATTTCTATATCACTACCATTAAAAACTATATCGTATATAGATCCTATTGCTTCTAGTTTTATATCGATATCTAATGCTGGCATTACTTTTCAGCCTTTACTTTTACTGATTCTATTTGATTCATATATTGTGCCCATGCTATCAATAAAGGTTGTACAGACGTTGTATATAAAGCTATTGTAGCAGGATCGAAACCACCGCCACTTATAGTATTTGCTGCCTTTACCCATGTATCAATATCAGATAAAATAGTATTTGTAATCTGACCTATCATAGCCTTAGTGCCAGTACCTAAAGCAATAGGAATAGTAGCACTTTCACTGCCCAATCTTAACACATTCGGGTCTAAAAGTTCAAGGTTTATATCGCCATTTTTTTTTATTTTTATCTGCGAATTTTTGCCTGCCAATTCATCAATATCACCCATTCGGATATCTTCGTTCTCTGTATCAGGTTCTAAAACTTTCGCTGAATATAAACCAGGAATAGCGAAGGCATCAGAGAAATTATGCTTCCTTGTATCCTGACTATCTATTACATCGCCAAAGCTAGAAGATAACCAGTTATCAATGCTCTTGTCAAAGAAGATAACACTAACCCCTACGCCTTCTTCTATAGGTATTTTAAAAAAGGTTGTTAAACCTTTCATATGATAAACTGGTACATTGACAAGGGGTTTAACTTCTACAGGTTCTTTGTTGTCTATATTAATAGAATTTTTTAATAATAATTGTATACTTGCTAACCTTGTTTCAGGATCGTATGTTAATATCTTTCCAGGTTGCATAACTATCATGCTAGCCAATTTATTATTAACGTAATCTTTTATAGGATCACTTAGGTTGTTTTTGAAATAATCAGTGAAACTACTCATTATAAAACCTGTATTGCTTTACATGAAGAATAATAATTATTACTATAATTATCGCCTACCATTGTTACTGAGCCTATTTTATAGAAACCACTATAGATATCAGTGTCTAAATTTTGTATAGACCATATAGATAATCTAGTATCTAATAAATTATTAAAGTCTAGTACTCCATTTTCACCCAATACAGGACTTCCTATTAAACCGTTATTTTTATTTATAGTTAACGGTTCGTTTTCTATTGATCCATCTTCTTGTAATATGTATAATATGTTATTATCTAAAAACCATATTAAATTATGCCTTAATGTTAATTCATCTAATATCTCAAAAGTTAATCCTGACAATGTAACGCCATTAATAAACTCAGTGTTATAAACTTTTAATAATTTAGATAACTTAGAACTTTTAGCTTCTGCAATGTTACTTATTATTACGTTGTCAACTTCTGAATATATACCAAATCCTCTGTTAATCAAACTGCCACTATCATCAATCTGAGTAGGTGCAAACGATTGTACAAGCTTATCAAAAACATCTTGAATTTTTACACCAGGACTTAACGATTCATTAACGAAAGATGCTCTATAAGCATAATATCCTTCTACGCCATTTATTCTAGTCTCAAAGTTAACTCCTGATCTTATATGCCTAATACTAACAACGTCAGACCTTGAAACAATTTTCATTTTATCAATGTCTATATTACCATTACTATCAACGCATTCATCCTTATATGATGCTAGAACAGTAACTATAACACCTGTCTTTTTTATTTTTTTTCTTGTGTCTGGTTTTAGATTATATATTACAACGTTTAATTTATTAGGCGAAGATAAAGGAGTTTTTGAAACTGTGAAAGATATGCGAACAGTATCAGGCATAATAACAACGTCTTTGTTACCTACCTCTGATTCTATTACTACTGCTATTTTTCTATCAAACAGTTTCATCTATGTAATTAATCCTTACTCTTGCACCTATACCAAGATCAAACTTACCCGGAGGTACGTTTTCGGTTATTGTATCTGTAACAAAGAACCTTCCAATAGGTGCTATTGGATTTAATAATTGCCTAAATGGTATCCATCCAGGTAATACTTTTACAGGTGGAAATATTACCTTATTAGCTATTGTGGATAATCCCATATACCATGATTCGTCTCTAGTGTTCCACCTTGCATTTATTTTGTATCTTTTTTTACTTAATAATACATCAAGATTCTGCTTAGGTATTAATGGATTAATCGGTAGCTCTACATTAGCCATTATATTAAATCCAATCCGATTAACGTTAAGAATGCAGTAGCTTGCAATATTGCAGTAGCACTAGGAATTTGATTAGATAAATATCCTAATTCAGCGTCTGTTGCTAATATACTATTCTCGTTAAAATCTACATCGGTTTCTACAATTTGTAACTGTTGTAATTCTATGGAAAATTTATTCTGTCTACCTATCATAGCATTAGCTTGGCTGTTGACTGTTCTGATTATCATGTTCTTGTAAAAATCTTTACCAGTAACAACATCAAATGGGATTCGATCTATCCACAAGTGCAGGAGCGTCTGCCAACTCTGTAGTGACGGTGATAACGATTGACCGCCTACATTACCTAGCGAGCCTGTAGTCAATACAGAAAGAAATTGTACAGGGGTATCTGTAACTGTACCCTCGATATGCAGAAGCCGAGGGCGCAGTATTACATGATCGGAAATAACAGAATTATTTTCTATAGGATGCTCTGTAATGTTACTTGAAAACGAATGATTCTCATTGATACTTGCATCAAGCTGTAAAATAACACCTTCAGCATCACCAGGAATAAACGCACCTATCAAAGCGTCAAGAGGACCAGGGGCATTATCCTTAAGTCCTGCTTCCTTAAATTGCACGTTTATCGGTACGTGTATTAATAATGATACTGACATTATTATTGCCCAAAGTCTGTAGCTAGTTGACTAGTGGCTAAATCAAAAGCTAATTCTTTTTCCATATCCTCTATGCCTTTTATAAGACCTATAGGATCATTCGATTGTATATTATAGTTTTTTGTTACTTGTACGTTATTACCACCTTGATTTATATTATTAACACCTGTTGTTTCCCCTGTGCTTTCTAAGATAGATTTTCTACCAAGGATAGATGCAAGCGCACCTGTTGGATTAGCAGTTGTGTTTAACTGTCCTGTTAAGAACTTTTGGAAGTTACTTAATACTGCTTTGTCAAAACCAGGATGTAAGAATGCTAAGTTATCTTTTAACGATTTACCGAATGATTTTGCAAATTCGGAGCCTGCTGTTTTGCCTGTGTCCTTTGATACTTTAACTAGCTTTTCATTTGCTTCAGCATATGCTATTACTAAATCATCTATCTCTTGACTCGTGAACCTGCTACTAAATCCCAATGTTTTAAATTCTTCACCACCAAAAATAAATGATTCTATCAATTTTTTATTTTTAGGACTTAATCCTTTTAACTGTTCTGTTCTCTCTGATACTGAAAATTTAGAACCACCTAAGGTTTGTCCTATACTTGCACTGAATATATCAGATATTATTTTAAAAGCTTGATGTTCAAGTTCAACCCTCTTTTTTTTGTCTGTTGTAGCTAGCTCGTTTTTTAGCTTTTCGTCTATTATTTTACCAGCAGCAAAAGAAGTACCTTCTATAGCTGCTGCACCTACGGCTGTTACCACAACAGCAGGGAGCCCTATAGTTGCCAATACGCCAGCAACTAAAGGGCCTAATTTACGAAGAAATGCACCACCAGCTTTACCTTCTCCAATAGCAAGTGTTAATGCTATTAATTTCGCCATCTCTCTGTTGGCTAATCTTATTCCTTCTGCATAAGCAATAACTTTCCCAGCTACCCATAATCCTGCTGCTGCTTCACCTGCCAATATAAGAACATCTTTATATTCAACTATCTTTTCTATTATCCATCCCATATTCTCTAAAAAGGCTGTACCGAATTCCTTTATACTATCTTTATTTTTAGTCATCCATTTATCAAACGATTCGCCCATTTCTTTTATTTTAGGAATAAATGTTAACGATATCTCTGAAGCTGTATTAACTATTCTAGTCTTTATAAGGTTAAGTTTTTCAATGCCACTTGATATGCGAACATCAAACGCCTTGAACATAACTTTATCGCTTTCAGAAACAGCTTTAGACCATTCTCTAATTACCTTTGTATCAGCCTTTAATAATAATCCTAACTTAGTATATGCTTCTTCGCCTACTACTAGCTTTTGAAAACTTATTTGTTGCTCTTTTGTTAAGTCCTTTGTTTTAACTCTAAGTATATCAATAATATCTACTGCATTTTTCATTTCACCATTATTATCAAACAGTTTAATCTTATATTTATTAAGTGCTTTCTGTGCTTCATCAGTAGGTTTAGCTAGTTTAACAAAAACCTGCCTAAACGATGTACCAGCTATTGCACCTTTAACACCAGCCTTTGCAAATGTACCTAATATAGCTAGAGTGTCTTCTAAAGATATGCCCATATCTTTAGCTACTATTGATGCTTCTCTCATTGCCTGCGCTATTTGAGGTACAGAGGTTTGTGCTAATTGTGAAATTCTAAAGAACCTATCAGCAACCATTTCAGCATCTTTTAATTCAAGTCCAAATGCA